GGTGACGCACGACTGCGCTCGTGTTCGCTAGTTGGGGTCCCCAAGCCGGATCGTTTCACTTCTGTCCCCTTGACGGGACACTTTCTGGCGGATTATCCTCGCAGCGTCGTTCAGATCAGCGGTTTTGATGGCCCAGACGAGGCCCCACGCCCCCGGATCGGGGGTTGGGGCCTTTTTCCTTGCCACCCGGATGAGCCACATGGCGGCACCGACTTCGCAGGAGCTTCTGGACGCTCTGAACGAGACGATCATGCGCCTGCTTGGCGGCTACTCCGAGGCGGAATGGAACGGGCGTCGCTACCGCGAACACGACCTCGACAAGCTCCGTCGCCTTCGAGGGCAACTGGAAGCGGAGGTCGCTCGTGAGTCCACCGGAGGTATCCGAGTGAGAACGCTGGTGCCGCGTGGGTAAGGTCGAGATCAGCGGGAGCGTCGAGGGTCGCTTCGAGGTGAAGCGCAACCTCATCGACAGGATGGTCAGCGTCGTGAGTCCCGAGCGGGGACTTCGGAGGCTCGCCGCCCGCATCCAAGAGGCGAACGCGACGAGGCTCATGGCGAGCATGGGGTACGTCGCTGGACGCTCTGACCGGAAGTCCCTTCAGGAATGGAATCCGGTCGCCGCCGAAGCGAACTCCGAGTTCAACTACCAGTCGGAGACGATCCGAGGCCGGTCCCGTGACCTGACGAAGAACTCGTCGGTCGCAGCGGGAGCGGTGAACACCGCCACCACCGCTATCGTCGGCACGGGGCTGCGCCTCCACTCACGCATCGACGGTGAGTACCTGGGCCTGAGTGAAGAGCAGACCCAGCAGAAGCAGCGCGAGATGGAGCGCGTGTGGCGGATGGTTCAGAACTCCCTCGACTTCGAGGGGGACTTGGACATGATGGGGCTCCAGGCGATGACGTACCGGGGCGTCTTCGAGTCGGGCGACATCCTCGCGGTACGACGTAGGGATCTGCGCCCCGGCAACCTGATCCCGCTGAAGGTGCAGATGATCGAAGCCGACCGGATCTCGAACCCGGACGGCAACTCCGACACCGACAAGATCAGTGGTGGCGTCGAGGCTGATCGGCGTGGTGTGACGAAGGCGTACCACGTCAGCGACCGGCACCCTGGCGAGTTCACGCTGGGCATCCAGTCGCAGCGGTGGTTCAGGATCGTGAAGGATGGCCGGGGCGGCATCCCGCTCTCGCGTCTCCTCTTCGACAAGCGGCGTCCGGGGCAGAGGAGAGGAGTCCCGGCGCTCGCTCCGGTGATCGAACCCCTGAAGCAGATCAGCCGGTTGACCGACTACGAACTCACGGCATCGGTCGTGTCGTCTCTCTTCACGGTCTTCGTGAAGACGGAGCAGCCGCAGAGCGGGGGGCTCCCGAGCGCACCGGAGGGGACGGACTCGACGGAGCTTCCGACGAAGACGGGCGACGTGTTCCTGAACCCAGGGGCGGTCATCGACCTGCTCCCCGGTGAAGACATCGTGACGGCGAATCCGAACCGTCCGAACAACGCCTTCGATCCGTTCTTCCGTGCCATCGTACAGCAGATCGGCATGGCGCTGGAGATCCCCTACGAGGTGTTGATGCACCTCTACAACTCCAGCTACTCCGCGTCGCGTGCCGCCCTGCTGGATGCGTGGCGCTTCTTCCGTGGGCGTCGGGTCTGGCTCGCTCAGAACTTCCTCCAGATGGTCTACGAGTGGGTGATGATCGACGCAGTGGCCGAGGGCCTGATCGAACTCCCCGGCTTCCTGACGGACGACATGTCTCGCATGGCTTGGCTGGGGTCGTCCTGGGTCGGTGACGCACCGGGAGCGATCAACGAGCAGGATTCCGCGAAGGCTGCGGTCATCCGAATCGACGCGGGCCTCTCGACTCGTGCCGAGGAGACTGCGGCGATGACGGGTCGGGACTGGGACAGCGAGGTCCAGCCGCAGCGTGAGGCAGAGAAGAAGCGCCTCGACGATGCGGAGATGCCATTCGCAGCGGACGCATCGGCGGCGGTGCAGGAGAGCAATGCCGAGCGGATGGCCGAGCAGATGGAATCGGGCCTGAACGATCCACAGAAGGGCGGGCAACGCCCGTCCGGGGAGAACGCGGCATGAGGCTAGTGCGGCAGTACATCGAATCGCGTCAGTGGGCGATGTCCGACGAGTACCTGTCGCTCCTGATCGCGGTCGCAGAGCGTGACGCGGAAGCGACGAAGGAGAGCATGAGGCTCATCCAGATGTACCTGGGCGAGCCGGTCTATGGGACGCGCAACACGACCATCAGGAACGGGGTCGCCATCGTGCCGGTCGCAGGTCCGATGTTCCGGTACGCGAACCTCTTCACGCAGATCAGCGGTGCCGTCTCCTACGAGCGGCTGGCGTCCGACATCGGGCTCGTCATGCACGACCCCGACGTGCGGCACGTCGTGTACGACATCAACTCCCCAGGTGGTGAGGTGGATGGGGCAGGCGAGCTTGCAGAACTCATCGCGTCCTTCAGATCACACAAGCCTCAGACCGCCTACATCTCCCACCTGGGGGCGTCTGCCGCCTACTGGATCGCGTCGGCTGCGGACAGGATCGTGATGGCCGAGACGGCAATGGCCGGAAGCATCGGTGCGGTGATCGCCGTGACGAACCATCCCGAGGGCGAAGGGGTCGAGCGGCTGGAGTTCGTGTCCAGCTTCTCCCCCGACAAGCGGCTCGACCCGTTCAGCGAGAAGAAGAGCGAGCGGGAGCGGGCGCACGCCAAGCTCCAGGGCATCGTGGACAAGGTGGGTGCCGTCTTCGCGGAGCGGGTCGCGGAGTACCGTGGCGCGAGTGTCGAGAGCGTCATGGAGACGAGTGGCGCGATGTACGTAGGGACCGATGCCGTCAGGATCGGGCTGGCTGACGAGATCGGTACGCTGGAGAAGTTGGTCGCAGCCCTATCGGGTGGCCCACGAGGGGCCTCCGAATCCGTGAGCCTCGCTGCGGGGCTCGAAACCACGACAGGAGATGTCCAGATGAAGGAAGGCGAGCAGAAGGTCGAGGCTCAGGCCCCCGTCATCGACCGCGACTTCCTGGCGTCGAACCACCCGGATCTGGTCAAGGCGATCAGAGCCGAGGGTGCGGAGTCCGAGCGCACGCGGATCTTGGCGATCCACGACCTCGACGCTCACGGGTTCGACGACCTGAAGCGTGAGAAGATGGGCGATCCCTCCGCGACCGCAGGAACCGCCGCTCAGGCGATCCTGTCCGCGAAGGGCGAGCAGGAGTCGCGTCGCAAGCAGGCCGTGAAGGATTCGCTCGCCGCCGACGAGGGCGAGCTTGCGGCCCTCCCCGGTGCGACCCTCCCGACCGAGGAGATCGGGACGGAGGATCAGTTGGCCGCATCCATCCTGAAGTGGATGCCGACCGCGCAGGACAGCGAGGTGGTGGCGCTCGAAGTCTGAGCCCACACCACGCGAGCATCACACTTCGACACGAGCCCATTCACTGAGGAGAACGGGACATGGATGCGAGCTTCAGCAGCACCTCCCAGACCCCGGACAACCTGATCGCGGGCGGAAAGCCGCCTGCGAAGGCCGTCCCCATCATCCTTCTGAGCGGCGAGAACGTCGTTCGGGGGGAGGCTCTGGGCGAGATCACGGCGAGCGGCAAGTTCAGCGCGAGCCTCGCAGCCGCGACGGACGGGTCGCAGGTCGTCCGTGCCATCGCAGCGGAAGACAAAGACGCCACGGCGGGCGACAAGGCGATGCACGCCTACGTCGAGGGCGAGTTCAACCAAGACCAGATCACCCTGGGCGCAGGCCACACGGTCGCGAGCATCAAGCAGGGCCTCTGGGACTTCAACATCTACCTCGTCGATCCGGTCACGGCGACGCCCGCCTAAGCGGGCTCACCTGATCGCGAAAGCGTGAACCTGAGCCACTGGAGAACCTGAATCGTGGACATCTACACCACTGGCGTGCTGACAAGGGTCGTCGGGGCCTTGGAGGTCGACCCAGCCGCCTTCTTTCTCACCCGCTATTTCGGAGCGGAGATCACCGAGGAATCGGAAGAGATCCACTTCGACGTGACGGACGAGCAGCCCCGCATCAGTCCCTTCGTGTCGCCCCTGAAGGCTGGACGCATCGTCGAGCACGAAGGGTACACGACCAACACGCTGAAGCCCGCCTACATCAAGGACAAGCGTCTGTTCGACCCGGACGCTCCGGTGAAGCGGGTTCCCGGCGAGCAGCCGATGGGTTCCCTGTCGGCGGCAGAGCGCACGCAGCGTCTCCTCGCGAACGCGCTGCGGAACCAGAACCGGATGCTCACCCGACGCGAAGAGGTCATGGCGTCCGAGGTGCTGCGGACGGGGAAGGTCACGATCTCCGGTGAGGGCTTCGACGACATCGTGGTGGACTTCGGTCGTGCCGCCGCGCTGACGCCTGCGGACCTCACGGGCACCGCACTCTGGTCGGCCACCACCTCGACTCCGCTGACGGATCTGGAGACGTGGGCGGGGCTGATCCAGAGCAACGGGGGCGGCGTCGCCACAGATGTCATCATGGCGACCGACGTGTGGCAGAACTTCCGTGCCCACGCCGACGTGGCCGCGATCCTCGAAACGCGACGTGGTTCGGAGTCGCGTGCCGAGACGGGGCCGCTCGCTTCGCGGCGAGTTCGCAACCCCGGTCAGATCGGAGACTTCAACATCTACGTCTACTCCGACACCTACATCGACGACGCGGGTGCGGCGGGCAACATGATGCCGTCCGGTACCGTCGTGATGGTGAACGGGGCCGATCTGGAGGGCGTCCGTCACTACGGCATGGTGAAGGATTACGCTGCCCAGCACAGGGCGCAGCGCCTCTTCGCCAAGTCGTGGACGGAGGAAGATCCTTCGAGGCGTCTCCTGCTCATGCAGAGCGCCCCGCTGGTGGTGCCCTACCGCCCGAACTCGTCTCTCAGCATCGACGTGCTGAACGGCTGATCTCTCGCCCTGGGGGGGCGTGCCCAGGTAGCGGTTCCTAGCCCGCTGCTCTGGGGGCTGGTGCTGGGGGTACTTCGGATGGAGGCCCCCAGTACCCAGCCTGATCTTCAACACGGAGAGAGCGATGAGAGTTCGAGCGAAGCAAACGGTGAAGCATGGGAGTCGGTGGTACATGATCGGGGAGGAGTTCGAGCTTCCCCCCGAGGTGGCCGAGATGCGCGTGAGGGGTGGGGCGGTCGAGTTGGTGCATCCGGTTCCAGTCGAGATGGCTGGGCTCCCCGACGACCTGCCATACAGGTCTGTGTTCGATGGGCTGGGCTTCGATTCGCTGGACGCGATCCGCGCAGTCGAAGACCTCACGTCCCTGAAGGGCATCGGGCCGAAGTCCGCAGACGCCATCCTGAAGTACCTGGGAGGCTGACGTGGAGTGGTTCCCTGCAACGACCGTCCAGCAGATCCTCCAGGGTACCGGAGGCTGTCTGGTCGAGTACCGTGGGCAGCAAGGTTACTTCCACGTCGAGAACCCGACGAACGAAGACATCTTCGCGATCCAGGGGAGCGTGCAGGGGATCGCGAAGATCCTAGTCGGGGACCCGAGGGTGTTCCCGAACTTGGAGGAAGGCACCCTCATCACGGTTGACGGTGACGACTACCTCGTGGGTGAGTGGATGACTCCGGGGGATGCGGGCACCATTTACATAGCACTGAAGACGAGCGTGAGAACCTGATGGCTTCCATCGCACTCCAGATCCTCGCAGCCGTGAAGGCGCGGCTGGAGGCATCCAGTGTGTTCGTGAACGGGGTCGAAGTCTTCCCGCCAGCGAACCTCACGGTGGATCGGGAGCGCATCGGGAAGATCACGCCTCGTCAGGTCTACCAGGGTCCCCTGATTGTCGTCCACATGGGCGGTCAGAAGGAAACCCAGCGGGACCACTACAAGTCACCGATGCTGAACCGCACCATGCAGGTGTTGGTGACGATCACGGCGAACGCGAACGACGTGCCCAACTCCGAGGCTGTCGATCCGCCCTATGTCTGGCTCGTCCAGGCGTTACAGAGTGAGCCGACGTTGGGTGGGCTGGCTCACTGGATCAGCGAGGAAGGCCAGGAAGACTTCTACACGAGCTTCGACGAGTCGAGTGAGGTCATCGCGGTGCGGGAGATGATTCTGGATGTCGCCTTCCACACGCGCACGGACAACCCCGAGGTGAGGAGTTGAGCATGGACATGGTGAAGGTGCGGGTCACGAATCCCCAGGGTCACACCCACCGAGATCGACTGGTGGAAGAGGGCGACATTCTGGAGGTCTGGCCCCGACAGGCGGCTTTCCTGCTCCAGAGGGGCATCGCAGAGCCGTACAGCGAGGAGCGGAAGTCGTCACGCCGCTCCCGCAAGCAGGGCGAGGAAGAGGTCGCGGCTCCCGTCGAGGAGAGCGCCAGCGAGTCACCCAACGAGGGCGCGGACGAGACGCCCGACCAGTAACACCCCAACCGACACGAGGGACTGATTCATGTCACCACTTGCACCGGACAACACCAATCTCCTGCTTGGAGCCGGGGCCGTCTACTTCAATCGCGAAGACGTGGACAAGGGCCTCGTGCATCTGGGCAACTGCACCCAGTTCCGCATCGAGTTCGAGGATGAGAAGCGGGAGGTCATCAACCGCATGACATCCTCGCAGGGCACGTACCGGAAGGTCACGTCGAAGCGGACGGGTCGCCTGAACATCATCGGCCAGGAGTTCAACCCGCAGAACGCCGCGATGGTCACGATGGGCTCTCTCAGCGCACTCGCGCAGGGTGCCTCGTCCGTGACCGGAGAGATACTGGCAACCGGCGCTCAGGCAGTCGCGGGCGCGTACTACCAGACGGCGTTCAGGAACATCAGCGCCATCACGATCACGCAGGGCACGAAGACGCTGGTGCTGGCCGATGACTACGAGGTCATCGACACCGAACTGGGCCTCATCCACATCCTCGAAGGCGGGGCGATCTGGACGGACGGGGTGCAGGTGGACATCGACTACACCTACTCTGCCGACACGAAGACGACGATCCGTGGTGGAGACACGGGGGACATCTACGGCACCATCGTCTTCATCGGGGACCCCGCAGCGGGTCCCGCGATGGACGTGCAGGTGTGGCGTGTGTCCATCGAACCGCAGGGAGGGCTGGACCTGATCGGGGACGACTTCCTCGAATGGACCCTCAACTGCGAAATCCTCGACGACACCGTGAACCACCCGAACGAGCCGTACTTCCTCGCGGTGGACCGGGCCGACTACCGCTGATGACGGTGGTCTGACGGACTGAGGGAACCATGAGCCGGTGCCCCGGTGAGGACCCTCCTTACCGGGGCACTTTCTTCTTCTAGGGGAGACACAGCAGCATGAGCGACACGCAGAAGACGGTCACGCTAGGGGGACGGGTGTTCGTCGCAGCAGAAACCGACGACATGACGTTCGATCAGTTTGCGTGGATTCAGCAGGCAGCGGACAAGGCTGGCCTGGGGCACGAACTCATCGAACGGATGAGTCCCGTCGTGCAGCAGGCGTTGGAGAAGGAACAGCCGCTCACCGAGGATCAGGCCAAGAGCCTCACCGAAGCCATCATCAGCAGGGCCTATCGGGAGCGCGCACACCTCGACGTGCTGGCAGGTGTGCTCACCCCGAGGGGCGAGGAGTGGAGCTACGAGGTAGCGGAGGAGACGAAGGCGTTCCTGGGCAAGATGAAGGGTCGCCCCGACATCGAAACCGCGAACGTGCTACTGGGGCAGACGGTCGTCGCTTTTTTTCTGAACGGGCTCGAATCTATGCTGACTTCCCTGAAGTCTTCGGATCTGGTGATGGTCGCCGCACAGATCCGCGACGGGATCGGGTCCGATCAGGACAGCGCCTTGGCGACTTCCGAGTAGTCATTCAGGAACTCGCTGGGTGGGACCCGACTCTCTACGATGAGGTCGCCAGGAAGGTTCGAGTCAGGGATGGGCTGGACGCCTTCGTACAACGAGCGCGAGAACGTGCGCTGGAGCAGTTCAGGCATGAGCAGCAGATGTACGTGGCGGGAGGTCTGAAGAAGGCACCGAAGCTCCCGTCGATACTGAGGAGACACTAGATGAGTCCAGTCGGCGGGCGCAGCGAGTTCGAGGTTGCCGTCACCCAGACGGGCATCCAAGCCATCGCTGATTCCCTGCGTCTCCTGGGTCGTAGCCTGGGTGGCGTCGAGCAGCAGGCGAAGCGCACCTCCCGCGCTGGCACCGAACTTGGCACGTCGTTCAGGAACATCGCGCTCCGCACCGCCGCCTACATCGGGATCGTCCGCAGCTTCCGTGCGATCACGGGTGCCATGCGCACCGCCGTGGACACCGGCATTGAGTACAACGAGACAATCGAAACGGCGCGACTGGGCATTGCGTCGCTCATCTCCGCTCAGGCCGAACTCACCGACGCGAACGGGCGTCACCTCCAGGGCGTCGAGAAGCTGGACGGTGCGTACCAGCTTGCCACAGACCAGATCCGTAAGCTCCGCATCGCGGGCATCCAGACGGCGGCGACCACCCAGGAACTCGTTGATGCGTTCCAGCAGGCGACCGGCGCGGGGATCGCGTCCGGGCTGACCCTCGACGAGATCCGGCAAGTCACCATCCGCATCGCTCAGGCTGCGGGTGCGCTGGGTGTCCCGTACCGGCAGTTGAACGAGGAGATCCGGTCGCTGCTGTCGGGCACCATCGACCAGAACACCCGGATCGCGAAGGCGCTGGGCATCAGGAACGAAGAGGTCAAGCTGATGAAGGAGCAGGGCCAACTTGCCCAGTTCCTCTTGGACCGCTTCGAGGCGTTCGGTGTCGCGGGCGAGCGGATCGTGAACACCTGGGCCGCGCTGCGGTCGAACGTGAAGGAAGCGTTCGAGCTTCTGGCGGGCGAGGCGACGCTGCCGCTCTTCGAGGAACTGCGTGGTCGGGGGCTGATCCAACTGAGCCGGATCTTCGACTTCGACACCGCCGAGATCAGCGACGAGTTCGCCCAGATCATCCGACAACTCCAGAACGTGTTCGGAGGCATCGGCAACTCGCTGGCTGGGCTGATCGAACGTGCCGTGGACAACGCTGCCGACCTGAACCGCTGGCTGATCGACAACGAGGCCACGATCAACGCGACGGTCGAGGGCATCGGCAGCATGATTAGCGGGTTCGGGGAGATGATCCGCGCCTCGAACCAACTTGTCGGCGGCGTGGTGAAGTGGAGCATCGAAATGGGCGTGATCCAGCAGCACGCCGAAACCATCGGGGACATCTTCCGCAGGATCGCCCGAAGCCCCGGACTGAGCGCACTCGCCACCATCGCTGGTGCTGCGGGCGTGCTCGCCATCATCGGTGCGGTCGTAGGGCCGGTCGCAGCGGGCATCGCGACGGCGGCGGCTGGCATCGTGACGATCACCTCCCTGATTGACCGGATGAGCACGTCCACAGCGGAAGCCGTGGTGAACATGACGCGGCTCTGGGAGACGGAGGTAGAGCTTCGCGAGGCGACCGCAGACGAGGCCCAGGAAGTCCTGCGTCTCACCCGCGAGTACATCGAACTGAAGCAGGCTATCGCGGACGGGCAGGTCGCTTCGGAGGATCTGGCTGACGCAAACGCCCAGATGGAGGCACTGCTGCAACGGCTGACGCGGATCAGCCCGCAGTACACCCGCGCCATCGAAGAGGCGACGGAAGCGAACGGCGATCTGGAGGAGTCCGTGAAGGCTCTCCTGCGGACACGGGCGCAGGACATCCAGGGTCAGATCACCCTACTCGACCTCTACAAGCAGCAGACGGAAGCGCGGCTCACGGCGGCGAGGGCCGAAGTGGAAGCCGACCTCGCTCGACAGGTGCGGGAGCGCGAGTCGAACCGTGCGTTCCGTGGCGAGAATCTTCCCGCAGAGCCATTCGTGCGGGGCACGCCCTCGAAGCTCACCGACGAGATCATCGAACTCGAACGTGCGCTGGAGGCGATCCCGGCGCAGCGTGCGCGCTTCGAGGAGTCGCTGGAGTTGATCCGGGCGGCTCTGGCCCAGGGCGTCATCAACGTGGAACCTGTGGACACGGGTGACGAAGAGGAGAAGCTGAAGGCCCAGGCGAAGGTGCTGGAAGAGCAGATCGCCCGGATGAAGAACGACCTGAAGGAAGCCGAGGCCGAGATCAAGCACCGCCTCGACACGAACGTCATCAACATCGTCCAGTACTACGACGAGATCACCGACCTCCATGTCACCAACCTGACCGAGCAGGCCCGCATCTTCCGCGAGATCGCGGCCCTGTACGACTCATTCGACATCGAAAAGGCTGAAGGGTTCAGGACGAAGGCGCTGGAGGCCGAGTCGCAGCGACGGATCAAGCTGTGGCAGATCGAAGTGCAGCGAGCCCAGGCGTCCGACGATCTGCTGAAGGATCAGGTGAACCGTCAGGCCCAGGTGCTCGAACTACAGGGCGACAGCGTGGAGGCGACGAGGCTGCGGATGCAGCGCGACCTCGACGCCATCCGCGACTCCCTACTGGCGCTGGGCGAGCTTGGCCGAGAGGAGATCGCGAACGCCGAGAAGATCATCGACCTCACAGAGTGGCGCGGCACGTTCGCGGAGTTGGAGGAAGTCATCTCCCAGGGCGAACAGCGGCTCCGGGCTCGCGTGCGGGACATCGAATCGCGGCTGGAGTTCGGTAACATCTCGAAGGCCCAGGCTCGCCAGGAGTTGAAGGCTGCGTATGAGGAGCAGGCCCGTATCCTGCGGAGCATCATCCCGCTGCTGCGGACCTACGCCGAACTGGTCGGGGACCCCCGGCTGGTCGCTGCCGTGCAGCAGATGGAGGCCCAGCTTGCCGAGCTTGAAAACCAGATCCGCTCCATCGGGAATCAGTGGGTCGAGTTCGGCCAGCAGGTGGGACAGATCGCGGCGAACAACCTGGGCGAGTTCTTCGCGAACGCAGCCATCGAAGCGGAGAACTTCGGGGACACGCTGAAGCTGCTGGGCGGTGACATGGACTCGCTCCGCAACCTCGCGGGCGCGCTCCTCGCGGACATCATCAGGCTGATCTCTCAGATGATCGCAGCCCAGATTATCATTTCGAGCTTCCGCGCCCTGAGCCTGCCCCCGCCTCCGGGCCTCGTCGGCTTCGGTGCGCAGGGCGGGCTCATCACGGGAAGGGGCATCGTCCGGGCGGCAGGGGGCGGGCTCCTGTCGGGTCCCGGCAGCGGAACCTCTGACAGCATGTTGGCCCGTGTCTCGACGGGCGAGTACATCGTGCGTGCCGCTGCCGTGGACAAGTACGGCGCGAACTTCCTCCACGCCCTGAACTCCGGGGCGCTCCCGAGAGAGATCGCCAACCTGCGCCGGTTCGCCTCCGGTGGCCTCATCGGCACCGAGCAGCCCGAGAGCGGGAAAGACTTCCGTGGCGAGTTGACTGTCGGACTGCAAGATGGTCTGGTGCTCGACCAACTGGACACACCGGCTGGCGAGCGCCTGATCCTGAAGGTCGTCTCGAAGAATCGGAGGGCACTGCTGGGACGATGAGTCTACTGGTCATCGAAGGGTTCGGCGGGTACGGCACGGGTGCTCACTCCTCCACGGGTGGCGACATGATGTACGCCCGTTGGGTGAGCCCCGGTGCGTCCACCACGCTCACCTCGCTCCAGTCCGATTCCGTGGGTACCCGGAACTACTGGTCTGGAAGCACAGGCGACAACGCGATGCTGGACCTGGGGGGCTCGCACTCGACGCTCGTGGTCGGGTTCAGGGTCCAGTTCACGGGCACGCAGAACGGACACCTCTTCAGCTTCTTCAACGGAGCGGGCGACCTGATCCTCGGCGTCGTCAGGCGTCGCGACAACCGCATCGCAGTCACCCGAGGCGACGGATACGAGCCCGCAACCTACGACCTCGCGTGGACGGACGGGCTGACCGAAGATCGGTGGCACTACATCGAAATCAAGGTCGTGTTCCACGACACGACCGGCTCCGTCGAGATCAGGCACAACGGGGTCACTGTGGCCTCCGCGACGAACGTGGATACCCAGTTGAACGCGGGTCCCTGCACGGGCCTCTACTTCATGCAGAACACGCTGGAGTACGACTGGAACACCGACCAGCTTCTCGCGGACATCTACGTCGATACGGCCACCTTCCACGGTCCCATGCGGATCGTCTACCAGCAGGCCGACTCTGCGGGCGGTACGGCGAACTTCACGCCGCTCGCGAGCACGAACCAGTCGCAGGTGGACGAGATCGGGCACGACGGCGACACGTCGTACAACTACTCGACCTCGACCGGCAACTTCGACCGTCTCACGACCTCGAAGTCCGTGGGCTCCGAAGCGCCTCTCGCGATCCAGGCGATGGCGACCGCAAAGACGAGCACGCAGGGCACGGAGAAGCTGAAGGTCGGCATCCGGTCAGATCCGAGCGGCACCCCGACCGAAAGCCTGAGCGGGACACAGGGCGTCGTCTCAGGCCAGTACCACCCGTTCTTGGGTCCCATCGAAGAGACGGACCCCGACACCGCAGCGGCGTGGACGGCAGCGAACGCCGATGCCGCCGAGATCGTCTATAACCACTCTGCCTGATGAGTCTCCTATTCCTCGAAGGGTTCGGTGGCTACGCAGCCGGTTCGCACACCAACGCGAGCGGAGCGGACCCCTACCTGAACGGCTGGAACTCGTGGTCGGGCAACTTCACGGTCACGCAGATCACGAGCGGCACCATCGGGCGACGCGGGTACGTGGAGTTCTCTTCGACGCCCAACCTCCGCACCCCGAGCTTCGGAGGTGCGGGCGCGACCATCGTCATCGGGTTCCGGTTCTACGCGCCGGGGTCGAACAACTTCGACACGAAGGGACTCATCGGGGGGCGTGACTCGTCCGACAACCTGCTGTTCAACTTCGGCATCGACGGGTATGGGTACCCCTGCCTGCTCGACAACAGCGGCTTCTACGATGAGGGCAACGTCCTCTTCCGGGGCACGAAGCGGATCATCTTCGGGCGGTGGAACTACCTCGAACTGAAGATCACGCTGAACGACACGACGGGGAGCTACAACTTCTACGTCGATGGAGATGATGCGGGCTCAGGTTCGAGCGTGGACACACTGATCGGTGGCACCGCCGACGTGGACTATCTGCGCTTCCATCAGGGCTCCCTGGGCGAGATCCCCGACAACTGGAGATTCGCGGACCTGTACGTGGACGACGCGACCGTCCACGGGCCGATGGAGGTCTGGTATCAGGCTGCGGACACGGCGGGTTCGTCGTCCGCGTGGACACCCGGAGTCGGCACGACGAACGAGGGCGAGGTCGATGAGATCGGGTCGGATGGGGACACCAGCTACAACTACTCGACCGCGACAGGCACGAAGGATCAGATCGCGCACAGCGACGCGCTACCAGCCGCTCCGCTCTGCATCCAGCCGATGTGCATGGTCCGTGCGGAATCGACCGCAGAGAACTTCCAAGTGGGCATCCTGAGCGACCCTGCCGGGACCCCCACCGAGGATCTGGACACCGCCGTCTCCGTCTCCTCCACGTCCTACGTGGGCGTGCAGGGGAAGCTGTACGAACTCGACCCCGACACCGGATCTGCCTGGGCGAGCGCGGCTGCTGCCGACGCCGCCGAGACGGTCTACAACCACTCGGCGTAGTCATGGCACTCATCTTCATGGACGGGTTCGGATACGCCAGCGCGGCGTCTCACAGCCACGGCGTGGGCGACGATCTCGACGTGAACTGGCAGCAGTACGCCTCCCTGACCGTGACCGAGTTGGAGAACGGCACGAAGGGGCGGAAGTGCTACATCACCGGGGCGCAGCAGAACATCATCCCACGCATCCCCGGCAGCGCGAAGCCGTTCGGCGGCGGCGGCACCTGCACGCTCACCATCGGGATGCGGCTCTGGATCGACGACATCAATCAGGGCCAGGGCCTCGTCGCGTTCGGTGAGACGCGCTACGGGTACCAGGGCATCCTGGGCATCAGGGCGTCGGACGGGAAGCTGGTCTACTCCATCGACTCGTCAGGGTCCACCACGTCGAGCGTTGTGGCCGCGAGCAACAACGCTGTCCCCGAGCAGCAGTGGTTCTATTGCGAAGTCACCATCGTCTTCGCTGACGGCACGGGCGGCGAGGTCCACTTCTACGTGGATGGCGGGTCCGATGGCTCGACCACGGGCATCGACACGAAGTACGCGACCGTCACCGACGACATGGACAGCGTGTGGTTCCTCCCGAACTTCGCACACGCCACGAGCGACTGGGACCCGCTCGCCCGGATCACGGACATCTACATCCGTGACGACGCGACGCTCATGGGCATCTCCGGGTGCTACTACCAACCCTGTGACACGGCTGGCGACGACGCGGACTTCACCCCCTCGACCGGATCGAACCACCAGAACGTGGACGACGTGGGCAACGACGGCGGGAGCACGTACAACTCGTCATCGACCTCGACCGACCGCGACTCGTTCGCGCACTCCGACCAGGGGCTCTCGACCGCGAACCCCCCGTCCGCGATCCAGGCATTGGGCATCGTGGGCTCCGCGACGGACGGGCTCCCGGCGACCGGCAAAATCGGCGTCAAGTCGGGCACCACGGTGGACCTGAAGTCGTTCGGCGTGCTCTCGTCTTCCTACGAGGGCGTGAGAAGCGACATCTACGAGACGGACCCGGACACTGCCGCTGCGTGGGACCCGACTGACGCGAACGCCGCCCTGACGGTGGTGGAGAAGCTGTAATGGCGAATCTCCGCGTCACCCAGGCCGGTCGTCAGGCTGCGGTACAGGACACCGAAGAGCTTCGCGTCACCCAGGCCGGTCGTGACGTTGCGCTCAACGCCGATGCCGCGCTTCGCGTCACGCTGCTGGGCCGGAACGTGCTCGTCACCGAGCCGATCCCGTCGAGGCCACCGCTCTACAACCCCGTCCAGAGCGGCACGTACTCCTCGAACCTCGCGATCCTGTATGGCGAGTCCACCGACCCGCTGGGCGAGACGCCGGTCTACTACGCACGCCTGAAGCTGACCACAGACACCGTGTGGACGGACATCTTCACGGCCCGCTCTGGCACCGACCAGTACAACTACGACATCAGCGGCCTCACGGACGGGACCTACAACTTCGAGTTGTGGGCGCAGACCCCGGTGGGTGGAGCTTCGTCGTCGAAGAACACGCTGACGTTCACGATCCACAACGGCATCCCGACCGAGCCCGAGATCACGTCGCCCTACGAGGGAGAGAAGTGGCAGAAGACCACGAACTCACTGGAGTGGAACGCGGCGACCGACCCGGACATGGACTCGCTCGTCTACTACGGTCGCTATCAGGCTGTCGGTGCCACCTCGTGGACGAGCCTATTCGGGCCGCAGGCTGGCCTCACCTACTCGTGGGACACCACTTCGCTCGCGGTCGGGGACTACGTGGTGGAGGTCTGGGCGAACGACGGAGATGGGGACGGCCCAGCGGATCAGTCGTTCTTCAGCATCTTCATCGCGGATCAGCCAGCGATCCCGCGCATCCGCATCGTCGAGGTCGGCAAGAGCTACGTGACAGCCGAACTCGACGCTTACAGCCACCCGTTCTCACGTCCGTGGCAGGCGACCGACTGGGAGATGATCCCCTTCGGTGGCGACTGGTCGAACCCCGTCGTGAACGTCGAGACGACCGACTCCACAGAACAGCTTCTCTACACGTTCTCCAACCTGCCGCCTGGGTTCATGGGCATGATCCGGGCGCGCTTTCAGGACAACGCGAGCACCTGGGGTGGCTACTGCACGGAGGCGTTCTTCCAGATCCCCGAGAACAGGACGGGCTGGTACAAGAAGTGGGAGCGCAACGCGACCTACACGGCTGATGGATTGGGCCTCGAAATGCGGGCAGGTGACTGGTCTGACCTGGGGCCTGGGTACCACGAGCAGCCCGTGGGTGCGCTCGTCGATCCCGACGCAGAGCGGATCGGCTCCGCGTTCATCGAAGGCTACATGATGGCGGGCGGCTGCTACTGCGGATGGATCGGAACGGACACGGAGCTTCAGGTCGGGGGCATCGGACTGTTCTACGGCGACTCCGTTCGTGGTGGCGAGACGGGGGTGATGTTCGGGCTCGACTACGGCACGAAGGCGGCGTTCACTGGGATCTCCGGGGGGCACTACGCGAAGCCGTACTCCTACGCCCAGTTCTCCGAGGATTGCAACGCCTACAGCGGAAGCCCGCCAGCGAAGACCGTGCGTGGCGATCAGTTCATCGCCTACTCGCAGGTGATCGCCGGGGTGACTCCGCTCTACGGCCAGCCCATCGGTCCCTGGCTGACGGAGTACACGCACTTCCCGGTCTACAAGGTCGAACTGTGGATTCAGAGGGACGTGTCTCTGCTGACGAGCCGCATCCGTGGGCGGATCAACTACGCGGGCTGGTACGACACGGGGCTCCCCGAAGCCTACTTGGATCGCAAGGCGGCTGCGGGCGATCAGTGGGACATCGACTACACCTTCCCTTGCCTGACCGTATGTGGCTTCCCTGGCTTCTGGCGGCGGCAGTTCGCCTATGCCTGGGAGTCGTCGTTCATCCAGTACTTCGGACTGCGGTGGAAGGCACTCCGCGACGACGGTCTGGAGGTGGCGTACAACCGCGACGCACTGACGCCCTACGTCGAGCCGACTGTCGATACCTGCACCCCGGTCGCGGAGGATGCGCTGCCCGCCCCCGTCTTCTTCCCGTGCCCGCCGAACGGCAACGTGGAAGAGGAATGGGTCCATCCGTCCGATGTCATCACTTCCCGCGACGAGACGGAGCAGCGGATCTCCCTGCGAGACATCCCAGCCGAACGTATCTCGTGGCTCACGACCCTCCCGACCTCCCGCGAACTGGGAGCCGCGAAGGCGCTCATCTGGGAGGAACAGCCGTCCCGGTGGGGCGTGCCCCTCTGGATGGACGCGGCGACGCTCACGACGGATCTGGCTGCGTCGTCGGGCACGATCCCAACAGGCTACTTCGATGCGAGTGGGCGACGCTTCGAGGAGATGGACTACGTGGCGATCTGGACCGACCAGTTCACATGGGACTTCCTCCCCGCCACGCTCAACTCAGACGGCTCGATCACACTCACAGGCACCACGTCCCAGGCGTTCGTGGCGCACGCAACACAGATCATCCCCTGCCGGATCGGACGCATGATGCCCAGCGCGGACTTCGACCGTGACGCACCCGAGATCGGTGACTTCCGAGTCACCTTTGTACTGGAGGCCGTAGACAATGGCTGACGTGAAAATCAGTGCCCTTCCGGCAGTCGTGACCCCTGCGGGCACCGACGAGTTCGCGGTGAACCAGGGTGGCACCACGAAGAAGATGACGCTCTCGCAGATCCTCGCTTCCGTTGGTGCTGGATCGTTCTCCAGCGTCGCGTCTGCTGGCGACGGCGACTTCGGTGGCGATGCGCTCGCATCACCCCTGAGCGTCTACCTGAACACCGCTGCTGGACAGCTTCGCTCAGTCATCTATCAGACAGGCGGGGTGGCACGCTGGTCGGTGCGCGCCGAAAGCACCGCCGAGGCGGGATCTGACGCCGGTTCCGACTTCGAGGTCGTCGCTTACACGGACGCGGGCGCTGCGGTCGGCACCGCCCTGAAGATCACCCGCGCCAGCATGGCGGCTGTCTTCGGTGCATCTGTCAGGAGCACGTTGTTGGGCGTCGGTGCTGCTCCCGACGCGGGCAAGGGGCTCTACATCGGGACGGCTGCGCTCACTGGAACGACGCAGTTGGGTGCTGACATCGCAGCGACGTTCGGGTCCGCTGCGACCGTAGCAGGTGCCGCGCTCCGGGCGCAGGTGGCGACGGCGGCAGCAGCGTTCACGATGGCTGCTGGGTACGGCCTGAACGTCCTCGACGCCTCGAAGGGTGCGGGCTCGACGATCACGACACTGTACGGCGTCTACGTCGCCGCGCAGACCCAGGGCGCGACCAACTGGGCGATCTATGTGGCGAACAACGCGAGCTACTTCGGTGGTGAAATACAGATCGCCGGGACCCTGAATCACGACGGCACGAACTTCGGCTTCGCTGGTGCGGCACCGAGTGCCCCGCAGACTGGCTACACGACGTTCACGAATCTGAGCACCGACCGCACCTGTGACGCGGACACGGTGGTGGTGGCCGAGCTTGCCGACATCGTGGGCACGCTCATCGAAGACCTGAAGACGAAGGGCATCCTTTCCGCCTAGCTAGGGGGCGTAGTGATCTTTGACTCGCAGGAGCAGAAGCAGAAGGTGATCGACCTGATCGGGGAGGCACCGATTCACACGAACATCGCGGGGCTGCTGTCTGGGCCGTCCCAGGATCTCATGGCTCTCATGGGCGCTCTGAACAACGCTCCCGTCATCGACCCGGAGGGCCAGACGGCGATGATGCTACACTACGAGGTCAGGAAGAGGGAGGGCGAGAAGTAGGATGGCACTGCCACAGTACCTCAACACGGAAGCCAGCGACCGGCTCATCACCGAGGTGAACGATCCTCTCATCGGTGAACGCTCGCTCGCGCCCTACAAGGGGTACAACGTGTTCGACCTGCCGCTGAACTGGGCCGACAACCCCAGGGAGAGAATCATCCGTGGGATGACCACCCTGGAGAACGTCACAGGGCTCCAGAAGACGCGCTCGCACACCGCCACCCCCGTCCCCCGCTTCGACGTGACGGTCACGCTGGAGGGCAGGGATGCGATCAACGAGTTCCGGTCCTGGCTGCGCTCGTTCCGGGGGCGGCAGATCCCGGTCTGGGTGCCGACGTGGCACCGCGATCTGGAGCCCACGGCGAGCATCACGGGCACGGCCCTCACCATCGAATCCATAGGGTACTCTGGGTACCTGTGGCCGCACTACGCGAGACGGCACATCGCGGTCATCGACTACGACGGCACGATCACCCCCGTAGGCATCTCCCCGACGCCGAGCGACAACGGCACGACGGAGAGCCTGACGCTCTTCTCGAACATCGGCACGCACACACTGGGACAATTCATGGTGAGCTTCCTCGTGCTCGCTCGCCTCCAGACAGACAGCGTGAAGTTGGACTGGTTCGGGCACTCGCTGGCCGAGGCGCGGATCGGCTGGATGGAAGTCCCGAGGGAGGCCCCGGTACCATGAGCTTCAGCGGATACGAGAGTGGGGCAGAGGGACGGCCCATCGAACTCTACCTCTTCGAGCGGAAGGGGATCTGCTGGCCGTACACGTCAGGGGACATGTCCCACGTCTTCCAGGGCATCACGTACTCTCCCCAGACGATCAGCCGTGGTGCGTTCGAGCGAGACGAGGATACGGCTTCCTCGAAGCTGAAGGTGCGGCTCGACCGGACCCTGAAGGTCTGCGCCCAGTTCATCAACGGGTCCACCCCGAGTCCGGTGACGCTGACGATCTATCGGATGCACCGGAACGACCCGGACTTCATCGTGCTCTTCAAGGGTCGTGTCTCGAACGCGGAACTGGAGAGCGAGGAAATCACGCTCGACTGCCAGAGCCCCCTGGGCAGCGCGGAGAAGTCGATCCCTCGCCACATCATCATGCGGACGTGCCCTCACGTCCTGTATGGGCCACGCTGCGCGCTCGACCCGGCGAACTACGCCTACACGGGTTCGATCTACTCCATCGTGAACAACATCGTCACCGTGGACACGATCCCCAACCTGGGGGCCGACTACTTCAATGCGGGCGTTCTCGTCCACAACGGCACGGGCTTCAAGGCGTTCATTCAGGACCACCGCAACTGGGTCGGCGGGCAGGAGTTCACTCTTCTTCAGACGCCCCCGTCGTACTGGACCGTCAGCGACGCGATGACCGCCTACGTCGGCTGCGACCGGAAGCACACAACGTGTCGTGACAAGTTCGACAACATTCCGAACTTCGGGGGCTTCCCGCTGCACCCCGAACGCGATCCCTTCGTAGACCTGACGGGGAACTGATGGACTGGCTCATCTACATCGCCCTGTGGGTCGGCACGACGCTGCTGTACCTGTGGCTGCGTCCGAAGCCAGAGCATCCTGATCCCGGCATCTTCCGCCCGCCGAAGCCTCGTGAGGGCGAAGCCATACCCGTGATCTTCGGGACCACGGTCGTCGGGCCGAGCATCACATGGTTCGGTGACGTGAGCGCGAAGGAAGTCTCGAAGGAAGTCACGCAGTTGTGGGGGATCATCAGACAGGATGTCCCGGCAGGCCACGACTACTACTGCGGGATGATGCTCACGCTCTGCCACGGACCCGTCGATCAACTCATCGACATCTTCATCGGTGAAAAGCGACTCAGCAGAACGGAGCAGTTCATTTCGGAGGAGCAAGAAGAGGAGCCGAAGAAGTGGCCTGACCTCACGAAGCCCGTGCTGCCCATCGACTATCCAGCGGACGGGAACGTCACCCGCGTCTCCGTGAACGCACCCGACCTGATGGGCGGTATCGAACAAAGCGGCGGGGTCGTCGGCCAGTTCGATATGCACTGGGGCTCGAACGTCCAGGGTCCGAACGACTACCTCGCGGCGTTCTGGGGCGCGGACATCCTGCCGCAGTACAGACTCCTCACCTACGCCGTGCTGCGTCGGATGAACATGGGGAAGTCCCCCTCCCCGCCGCCTTGGCGCTTCGTGATGCGTCGCTGCCCGGACGTGCTGGGGCAGACCGCACTGTCGGTCATCACAGACGAGGATGGGAACGAGGTCGCCAACGCAGCCGAGTGCATCTACGAGATCCTGACGGACACTGTGTGGGGCCTGGGCCGGAACCCCAACGACATCGACCTCGCCAGCTTCCAGGCTGTGGGTGCGACGCTCTACAGCGAGGGCCTTGGCTACTCCGGGCAGCTTGCCTCGACGGGCGAAGCGTACACCGCCATCGGTGAGATCCTGCGGCACGTCGAGGGGCTGATCTATCAGGACCCGACCTCCGGGCTCATCACGATCAAGCTCATCAGGAACGACTACACCGTGGGCAACCTCGTCTCCCTGGACGAGACGAACAGCGTGATCGACTCGTTCACGCGGGGCTCGTGGGGCGAGGCCGTCAACGAGACGAAGGTGAAGTTCATCGACATCCACCGTCGCTTCACGGACGCCGCAGCGCAGGCGCAGAACCTCGCAGCGATCCAGGCGATGGACGGAGAGATCATCAGCCGCGAGGTGACGCTGAAGGGCTTGGGCACGCACCAGCAGGCCCAGACGGCAGCGGAGCGCCTGAACCGGACGACCTCCGTTCCGCTGAACCGCTTCCGCCTGCGGACGAACCGAGTCACCTACGGCTTCCACCCCGGCAAGCCGTTCAAGATCACGAGCAGCGAGTACGGCGTGACCGCGATGGTCTGCCGCGTCGCGAGCATCGACTACGGCTCACTGGTCGAGGGCGAGGTGCGCATCGAAGCGGTTCAGGATGCGTGGGATCTCTCGACCCGCGCCTACGCTTCCCCGGACGACCTCGTGGATCTGGAGCCATGTGGGCCACTCGCCCTGATCGTGGCAGGGTACGATCCCGCAGACGATCCGGGTGCGGTCTACTCCACCCACCCCTACGTGAAGCTCTTCGAGGCACCGTACTGGCACAACACGACAGGTGGTCGTGCGTGGGCCTGCGTGAGTCGGACGACGAACCACGACAACTACTGGGAGTGCTGGCGGGCGATCCACGGCGCGGAGCGCGAGAAGATGGTCGGCGCGAAGGATTTCGTCGCGGTCGGCTTGCTCGAAGACGAGCTACCCCAGAAGGGCGTCCCGATGAAGAGCATCACCTTCGTCGTGGAGAGTGCGGGCAACCTCGAAGACCTGACCAACGTGACGTTCGCGGGGATGTTGGCGGGCGAGCGCCTGTGCATCGTCGATAACGAGATCCTGTGCTGGCAGTACATCGCGAACCTGGGTGGGAACCGATACCTGATTGGTGGCGTGTGGCGCGGCCAGTTGGACACAGTGCCCGACTATCACGTCCCGAGCAGCCCCGTCTTCTTCTACTACAACGCGACGGGCGCGAACAGCGCGCTCGACCTAACGGACCCCGACGATCTGGACGATTTCACGAACGTCCAGATGTGGCCGGTGATCGTGGACATCGACGGAACGTCGGAAGAGGTGGATAGGGCCGAGATGCACACCGCCCTAGTTGGGCAGCGTGCCAGTGCGCCTTACCCCCCCGGCAATGTGCAACTGGACGGAGCAGGCTACGAGACTTGGCCCGCTACAACGTCCGGTGATGTGGTCCTCTCGTGGTCACATCGGTCCCGTACTGGGCAGTCTCAGATGGTCGCCCAGGACGACTCCATCGGCTTCACCCTGGTCGGTACGCTCACCATCGAAGTCCTGATCGACGGAGTTTCCGTCCGTTCATGGACCGGCGTGACGGGCACGTCGCAGACGTACACTTTCGCGCAGAGGAGTAGCGACGATGCTGACCTATCTAAGAGGGTGGAGTTCCGCATCACTCCCATCGGTGCCAGTTCCGAGGTCGGCACCGTTCGGCGTACACCTTCCTTCGTCATGGGCGCTTAGAGGAATGACAGACACACCGAACAATGAAGGCAGCGGCTTCAAAGCCTTCTGGTGGGTGATGGGAGTGATCTCGCTCCTGCTGTCCGCTGGAGTCATAGGAGCCATCGCCACCTATTCGCAGGTGGGCAGGCTGGACACGAACGTCACGCTGCTACGTGCCGAGGTGGCTAGTCAGGAGAGCCGCCAGTACGATCAGGTTCAGGCTCTCGAACAGCGGATGAACGACCGGATGCGATCACTGGAGTCCAAGTTCGACTCCTACGTGTCCCGCAGGGACGACAACCGATGAAGCAGTACGCCGTGGTGAGGTACGGCCTGGGCCGCAACTCGACCCTGGGCCTCTTTCGCAGGTTGATCGACGGCGGTGACACGGTGGACATGGCCTTCACGCTCGAAGACGAGCGTCGCCACACGAAGGTCTACGGGGAGACGTGCATCCCGGTCGGCACTTACGAGTTGAAGCTGCGGACGGACGGCATGGACAACCCCGAGATGATGAACCACGACTACCGCCGCAAGTACGGCGAGTGGCACAAGGGCATGATCGAACTCCAGAACGTGCCCGAGTTCACGAGCGTCTACATCCACATCCTGAATTACGAGACGCAGACGAAGGGATGTGTGGGCGTGGGCGAGGTCCCCGGCATCTACCCGGACGGGGAGTTCTTCATCGGGCGGTCAGAAGCCGCCTACAAGAAGGTGTACGAGGAGATTGCTACTGCCCTGATCGCAGGGGAGAAGTGTGTCCTCCATGTGACGGAGATGCAGCCGTGGGCCTGAAAGGATACTGGGGAAGGATCGACGCCTTCCAACCCACCACCTGGGTCGTTCACCTCGTCGTCGCAGACCTCTTCGTCGCGGTCGTGGACTTCATCCCTTTCGCGATTGCTGCACTGGGTCTTCTCGCTGCTCTGGGGATCTACGGGTGGTTCGAGTACCGGCAGTACCAAGAACACCGACTGAAGTCTCATCCCGCCTGGGTCTGGCTCATCGACGGCATCGGTGACGTGGTGGGACCGGCGACCGCAGTGTTCGCATATCTTGCGGACTTCTGGGTGGCTCATACTCTGGGGCTGCTCATGTTGAGCCTGGGCACGGTTGCCTGGGTCGGACTTGGCTATGACGGAGGAGGAGATGCCACCTGACAACGACGTGCCAGACGACAAGATCCAGGGCTCGAACGCCTGGGATGTGGTTCGGGAACTGATCCGGGCGCTCCGCGACATCTTCAACGACTGGAGGGTGGCGCTGGCGTTCCTCATCATGGTCTGCGTGCTCGCGGGCAGCATCGCGGGACCGGACATCATCGACGGCGTGGAGCGTTGGATTCGCGCCTGGAGGGCACCGTGAAGAAGCTGCTCATCATCCTGCTGCTGGCAGGTACCGTAGCGTCCGGGCTGGCTGCTGCCGTCCTATACGCCCAGAGCGTGGAGATGCGCCGGGACCTCGACGTAGCTGCGGCGAACGCTGCCGCCCTGCGGGACACCCTGACGATGTACGGGGACTCTCTCTCGACGACCGTCTCCATCATGCAGACCCAGGGTCAGGTGGACGAGGATTCGATCACCGGACTGCTCACGTCCCTGGACCTTGCCGTGAACGGGCGAGCGCAGGCGCTCCGGGCGCTCAACAGCGTGCGTGTGGAGTTCGACGCCTACCGGACATCGGTCGAATCATCCGTGGTGGTAGAGGTGCCGGATAACGAACCAGAGGGAACCCAGGAAGCGACGTTCCAAGTCGAGGGGCCACCGATCCAGGGCGACCTCTTCGTCACGTACCGACCGGAGTCGCCGTGGAGGCTCCGCACGAACCTCACAGTGAGTCCGTTCACACAGACCTACAGTGTAGGCTGCGAAGGCAGCAACGCACTGGTGAACATCACGACGCCGCCGTGGGTGCGCGCCACCCCGGAACGTGGTGTGATCTCTCCCGACGTGTGCAACCCGATCCAGCCGGTGCCGATCTTCTCGTTCACGGTCGGTAAGGCCGTCTGGGCTGTCGGCGGCGGCATCCTGGGCGCGGGGCTCTACTGGCTATTCGATTCGGTGCTGGGCGGCGACTCATCGCCCAGCCACCCATACAGCTACGACTGGTCGTACTGAGGGAGCTAGAGCATGGCGACCGCGACCATCAACGGGATGACCCAGTTCGGCTCCAGTGGGAACGGAGCGGACGCAGGCTGGGGAAATATCGGTGCGGGGCCGGGAGGGGCGGCCAATACCGACGACTTCATCGAAGGCACGAACAGCTTCGGGGGGCGGAAGACGGCATCGGGTCGCGGCATCGTCTACACCGCTGGGACGGGCGTGAACATGTCCTCCAGCGTGACGCACATCTACGCCTGGATCAACTGCAAGAGCATCGGCGCTCTCGACACCATCGCGAACGGCGGGATGATCCTCCGGGTCGGCTCCAGCAGCGCCAACTACCGGAGCTTTTACATCGGCGGCAGCGACACCGTGAAGGCGGGTTGGCAGATGTATGTGATCGACCCGACCAAAACGGGGAGCGTGACCGACACGGGCTCGCCCAACATGGCGTCCGTGACGTACATCGGCGTCGAACTCACGCTCGCGGGCGCGGTCGGTGGCACCAGCGACAACATCCTCATGGACATCATCCGGTACACCACCGGACCCTACGTCACAGGGGGAACATCCGGGGACCGGCTCCTATGGTCGGACATCGCGTCGGCTGACGCAGGTAGCGCCTACGGTCTGATTCAGGAGCGGTCGGGTGTGTACTTCTGCGCCGGTCGGATCGCGCTGGGTGCCCCGAGCGGGGCGGGCGACTGTTACCTCGACGACGGTGGTCAGGTTCTCGTGTGGGAGCCGAAGGAGTACGAGAACGGCACGAGCATCGTCACCGCGCTCGCGTCGGGCTTCAACGCACTCGTGATCCAAGAGGGCACCGGGACGACGGATGTCGAGGATGGCATCCTCGTGGGCTCAGGTGACGACCGCACTGGTACGGGCGGGTCGGTGTTCAAGAAGGCTGGCCTGGGCATCACGGGCGCAGCCAACACGAACACCCTCGACCTCAACTTCAGCGGCACGATCACCGCCGTGGATATGCACGGCACCGTGTTCGACGGGTTCGACGGCACGACAACGACGCTCTCGAACGACGCGACGGATGGACCGAATCACGTCTACGCGGGCGTGACGTTCACGAACTGCGAGATGATCGACTCCGGTCGGGTGGTGCTCCGCAACTGCGTGTTCTCCGGGTACACCGGCACGCAGGGCGCACTCAACTGGGAGGCGAACGCGAACGTCAGGAACTCGTCGTTCCTTGCCAACACCGACGCGACCAACGATCCGGCTGGCATCTACCACCAGACCGAGGGCGACTTCAGTTACGTCGGCCTGCTCTTCAGCGGGAACGACGTGGACATCAGGAACGCCAACAACGCGACCTCCGTCCAGGCTTACGCGAACACGAATCAGGATGCCGAGGTCAACATCGGAAACGGCACCCTCGACGGGGTGGCCCAGTCGTTCGCGAACGCCACGGCGGGGCAGCTTGTTCGCGCTCAGTTCTATCTGCGGAAGGTGGGCTCACCGACCGGCAACGCGACGGTGAAGCTCTACGCCCACAGCGGTACGTTCGGCACGTCGTCCGTGCCCACGGGCGCGACGCTCGTGGCAGCGACGGTCCTCGACGTGAGCACCCTGACGGGTTCGCTCGCGGACGTGGACTTCTACTTCGAGGCAGCAGAGTTCTACGACATGCTGGGCTCGACGAACTACACCATCGCTATCGAATACACGGGTGGCGACGGATCGAACTACGTCGTGGTCGGCTACGACTCGTCTGCCCCGTCTTCGGCAGGTAACGCTGCGACCCTCGCGTCAGGTGGAGGTTGGACCGCTCAGAGCTACGACCTTATCCACGCCGTCTGGCGGGACGGCGAAGTGCAGGCAAACGCCAGCAGCGGTTCCAACCCCACCACGAAGTCGCGGTCAGGATCGCCCGCTTCGGCCATCTCCATCATCAACACCGTGAGCCTGAAGGTCACGGTGCTGGACGAGGCGGGTTCGCCAGTGCAGAACGCCCAGACCGGGATCTATGTTACGGCCACAGGTGGTGGCGTCTCGAAGGGCGACGAGCTTATCAGTGGCTCAGGGGGGGCCGACACGAACGCCAGCGGCATCGTGGAGAACGCCAATTACAACTACGGAGGAGCAGTCAACGTCGAAGTTCGCTCGCGGAAGAGCAGTGCTGCGGATAGTCCGCGATACAAGCATCTGAAAAGTCCGCAGGTCATTGGCGCATCGGGGCTCAACGTAACCGTCACGCTGCTCGAAGATCCCCAGAACAACTAACGGGTCGGACTCTGGAGGGAAGCGACCATGCCACTCAGCACAGACTTGGACATTGATTACGCGAACGGCGTGATCTCCTATGTCGGGGGGTTCACCAACGGAGTCCCCGACGCCACCTACGATATGAACGCCGTCTACAGCTACCTCATGGACGTGTTCGACGAGCCAGCACAGCTTGACGATCCCTCTCCGATGGACGGCCTGACTCCCACGCAGTACGAGATCCTGTACCCCTGGTTCATCGACCCGACGAGCGCGAAGGCGTTCTACGGTGGTGGGCTCGACTCGAACGGTTGGACGAAGTTCGGGACGGTCCACACGTCGAGCGTCGGAGGCTTCGGCATCACGCTCCTGCGGTATACCGGAGACGGTGCGCCGACGCAGGGCGGCGACGGGTACACTGACCTTGGCGTCGTGCTCACGGGCGGCACCTCCGGTGCGACCGGCACGATCCTCTGGGCCGACAACGCGAACGACACCATCTACGTCCGCAACACGTCGGCCACGCAGTTCACCGCAGGCGGCGAGGCGATCACCGGCACGGGCTGGAACATCGACACCGATGCGACGACCGGGACCGTGAGCGGCGAGCAGCGATGGACGAACCTCTACTCCATCGCCCAGATCAAGAACGACACGGACATCTATCTCGTGCAGGACGACGTGAAGCTCACGTCGTGGTGGCTCGACGCCGTGACGGCCCACCTCGACCTGCTGGTGCTCGTTCGCGAGATGGGAGCGTTCATCGACTCCGGTCTGGTGACTGTCTTCGCGAGGCAGGCCAACACGCTGTACGACCACTTCACCGCCGACCTGTCGGCGGGGTCCCGTCAGCCTGCCCCGCTCGCGACGAGCGCCGACCTGAACAACACGACAGGCTATCGTCGTGTGACGACCGGCGCGTTCTCAGGTGGCCCGTTCACAGTGGGCGAGGTCATCACGGGCGGCACCTCCGGTGCGAAGGCTATCGTGACCGCACAGGTCGCGGACACGAGCCTGGACTACTACCTCGTCGGGAAGGATCTGACGGAGTTCACGGGCACCGAGACGATCACCGGGGAAGACTCCAGTGCCTCTGCGAACAAGCTCGCGGCTGCGCCGACGAACGTCGGTCCCGCGACCAGCACCGCGACCATCGCGTTCGGTGCCATCGCCCGCGACCTGAACAACGGAAGCGGGTCCCGTCCGTACAGCATTGAGATCGACTGCAACGCGGAGACGCTGGCGGCGGTCTACGAGGCGCTGAAGTACCGGACGCGCAGGGGTTCCACGACGGCGCTGGGACCGGCAGGCGCGACCGAAGACGGCGAGCAGTACATCGGGAACGTGGTGCGGCTGAAGACGGCCACGCCCGCCCCCGGTGGATTCACGGAGGGCAACACGCTCACCCAGACCGGGGGAGCGGGGGCGGGAGCCACGGGCGTGATCGTGGCCTACCACTCCAGCCCGGAAGACATCGTGATCCTGTCGAACGTGAAGGGCACGTTCACGGACGATGCGACGAACGTCAGCGACGGTACGAACAGCGCGACCATCGACGCGAGTGGCGTGCAGACCATCACGCCGAACAAGCAGGCACCGTTCGGTAGCTTCGCTGGTGGCACGTTCTTCGGAGCACCCGGAGTGTACGTCTTCGACCTCGACGCCGGGGACATCAAGGCGTACCAGTTGACCGACGACCTGGGTGTGGTTCAGAACCCACCGAACCAGATTGCGGTGTCGATGTCCGGTCTGACGGCTGGCGACCGAGCGGGCTGCTTCCGCCGCACGGGTGCTGCCGGTCCCATCGAAAAGGATCGGTACCTGGGCACGGTGCAGTCGGCGGGCGCGGCGACCGTGGTGGTGGGCACGGGCATCACCTCCGACGAGCCTGCTGCGGGCGTCGTGAAAGTGGTGGACATCAGCGACCCGGAGCTTCCCGAGGCCCTGCTGCGGTACGCCTCGTGGGCGAGCGTGACGTTCACGCTGGCGAGCGGAGCAGGAACCGGGACCGCCACGGCGGGATCGACCGGCGACACGCTGATCGACTCCGCTGCGGACTTCGGTGGGGCAGATGACGTGAGGGTCGGGGACACGATCAGGAACTCGACGACGGGTCAGTGGGGCTTCGTGGTCAGCATCGACTCGACCACCCAGTTGACCACGGTGTCGGCTCCCGGTCAGGCGCTCACTTGGACGAGCACGAACGGGTACGACATCAACGTGCTCCCGTTCGCGACCACCACGTCGGACGAGGTGTACGTGCCCTTCTTCGCGCAGGTCGCGACAGCGGCGAGCGTGAGCAACACGTACATCTACAGCGCGGACGTGGAGGCGAGATTCGTCTTCCGGCTGAAGGGCTTCAAGCCGTTCACCTCCGACCAGACGGTGCCGAACACGGGCCGTGAGGTCGCGGCGGTGCGAATCACCGACGCCGTGGTGACGTGATGAAGCAACCTAGGCTTCCTAGCGGAGCGAAGCTGATCGGCCAGGGCGAGGGGGTGCAGGTCTATGACCTGCCCCCCGACCCCAGGAAGAGGTACCCGCTCTGGCGGATCGACGCGCTGGAGGCCGACATTCGGAACGCGCAGGCCCGGATCGACGGGTTCCAGCAGGCGATCAACGAGCAGGCGACCGTGATCGAAGAACGACGAGAGCAGATCAAGCTGTGCCAGGAGAGAGACAGAGAGATCGAACGCTGGGAGCGTGACCGTGCCAACAGTGACTTTCCATCCGGCAACGAAGATCATCAGGGTCCCCAGTCCTGACACGGAGATCACCGTACAGGAGTTGGTGGATCAGATCGCGGACTTTCTCGAAGAGCCCGAGAACCTAGACATCACATGGTTCGCGGAGTTCGGAGGGAAGGTGTCGTTGGGCGGCACCCCGGAGGTGTTCAGCGAGGTCATCCTGATCCTCTCCGACGACTGGCGTGTGGAGTTCGAGGCCAGGGCCGGTCCCACCTTCGAGTCCTGCGTGATTCGGGGTGGGACCATCGTGGCGTCGAACATCTACAACAACAACCCAGTCAACCCAACCGACTACACGCAGGTCCAGATCAGGCAGTCGATTTCGGGTACGCTGCTCAACGCGGAGGAGATGCGGAAGATCCTCCAGAACAAGGCCGTCACCTCGAAGGCGACGGGCAAGATGACCATTTTCGACGACGACGGCGTGACCCCGTTCCTGAGCGGGGACATCTTCGAGGATGAGGATGGCACGATCCCCTACAAGGGTGACGGGATCGAACGCCGCGAGCGACTGGAGTGAACCATGTCACAAGAGGTCTGGGGAAACGGAGCGGGATGCTGGTCACTGCGGGGCTGGGCCGCAGGGTCATCTTCATCGTCGAACTTCTCACGCAGTACATCTCAGCCGGTTCTCGCGTGTGGGTCGCCCACTCCGACCGACAGTGGCTTGCGTCTGTCGAACGGTTCTGGGCAGGACTGGCTGGATCTAGGCAGTGGGTCGGTTCAGCACTGACCCGAACGCACACCCTCTACTCGAACTCACGCTCGTGGATCGTCACCAGGGTGAGGTCGTGGACTGAATCAGCCGACAGGAGCCACGATGCCTGAGCCCAGTGCCTACGTCCGCAAGACGTACCTCGAATGGTATCCGAGCGCGACGCAGCTATTCCACGTCGGCTTCGGTGAGTCCGACGAACTCATCAAGGCGGCGACCCACCTCGACGAAGATGGGGCCGCGCCGACCGTCACGTTCCAAGAGCTTCTGGTGGAGCGCCCCGAGACGTGGGGTGCTCAGACCACGGGCGACCCGCCGACGATCAGCCAGATCACGGTCGTGGACGACGTGGACGAAGATGGCGCGGTGGTCATGGTAGACGGGGCGGTGCAGTTCCGCGTCGCGAAGGGCGCGACCGCCCCAAACGCGGGGGACATCTACTCGTTCCTCGTCGTCGCTGACCGTGCCGACGACCCCACCCTGGAGGTCGCGACCCGCGTATGGGTCCGGGTGATGCCGTAGTCCCAGGCTTGCGCGAATGTTACTCCGCGTGATAGAATGGGGTGCGATCAGGTTCTCGCCCCCCACTCTGGATCTTTCCGATGCTAGGACCATCCGACACCGACAGGAAGCTCGACTGGAAGCTGAAAGACGTAGCTGACTGGTTCGGAGTGACCACCATGACGGTGCGTCGCTGGATGGCGAAAGAACAGAACCCGTTGCCCCACTACCGACCCGGTGGCGGCTCGCCGCGATTCTGCTCCGTCGAAGTGAAAGAGTGGGGGTTCTCCCAGTGACCTAGAGGAGATCCCTGGCTCATGTCGAAGCGCAAGCAGGCGAAGCTCACCGCCGCTCAGAAGAAGGGTCCCGCAGAGAACCCGGACATCCCTCAGTCGATGTTCGACGAGATCGTCCTGCGGCTCGACCGTCTCTCTGATTGCTGGCTCACCCAGTGGCCCGATGGGATCAATCCCAAGGGGATGCTGGAGAAGCGTCACGGCCACCTCGTCCGCGCCTACCGTGGTGGTGTCCGCGCCAGGAGCCTCTACGATGCGATGGTCGCAGCGGCAGACTGGCTCGACCGGAACGGTGGCTGCTGCAAGGGGGCTGGCGATGTCGAGTGAACTCATCCACGCAGCGGCCCGCTGGGACGTGATCCAGTCCTGCGAGATGGGCAGGGTGATCCAGCGTATCGACCCCGACCTTGGTCGTCCCGGTTGGTGCTGGAACAGCGCCATCATGGTGACGTGCTGCTGCGGCAACAGCGGAGCACGCTACGTCGAGGGGTGGCTGCACAACCGTAACCCGTTCGCCTCCAAGCGTCGGTACCCTCACGGCTGGACCGTCCTGCCTGACGGGACGATCATCGACACCTGTAGCGGTGCCGACTCGCCGTCTCCCCATGCCAGGGCAGCAGCCGCGTTCGTCTTCTACGAGCCGGTCCATCTCTGGACCGTGGACGAGTTGATGGAGGTGCTGGAGTCCGACCCCACGCCGCCACTCACCGAGGAGTACCGGGGGTGGCGTCCATGACCAGCAAGTACGAGCCGGTCGCCTGGGTACGGAACCCGCAGGGTGGCCGCGAAGACTCCCCGGACGGTCGCTTCATCCTGACCGGCGACACCGGGGACTACACCCTGGAAGACACTGTGACGGGTGAGCGGTGGACTGGCCTCCAGACGATCCGGCAGGTCCGCGACGGACTTCTGTCGTTCGTCAGGGACGAGATGCTGAACCAGCCACTCACCCCGGAGCAGAACGCCGAGATGGAACGCTTCCTTACCAGCTTCGAGCGGAGAGACTGATGCCCCGTATCGCCTACGAGGAATGGAGTCCGCGTCCCGAGACGGTCGCGCTCATCCAGCAGGCCAACTCCATCATCCGTCAGTACCAAGCCCAGGGGTACCTGCTCACGCTGCGGCAGTTGTACTACCAGTTCGTCGCCCGTGCCCTGATCCCCAACACCCAGAAGTCGTACAACAACCTGGGGGGCGTGATCGCGAAGGCGAGGATGGCCGGATGGATCGACTGGGAAGCCATCGAAGACCGCACCCGGAACCTCGTGAAGTGGCAGACCGACGACAGTCCCCAGGCTGCTATCGCTCGCCTGCGCCGACACTTCACGCTGGAGAAGTGGGAGCGCCAGCCCGCTTACGTGGAGGTCTGGGTTGAGAAGGAAGCCCTGGCGGGTGTGTTCGAGCGCATCTGTAATACGCTGGAGGTCCCCTTCTTCGCGTGCCGTGGGTACGTGTCCCTGAGCGAGATGTGGAGCGCGAGCCAACGGCTCCGCGAGCGGAGCGAGGAAGGCAAGCAGACGATCATTCTCCACTTCGGGGACCACGACCCCAGCGGGATCGACATGACTCGCGACATCAACGACCGAGTGGAGACGTTCGCAGGATACGACGCAGCCGTGGAAGTCTGGCGCATCGCGCTCAACATGCCCCAGGTCCAGCAGTACAGCCCGCCGCCGAACCCCGCCAAGCTCACGGACTCCCGAGCCGACGACTACGTGGCGAAGTACGGTCGCCAGTCCTGGGAGCTTGACGCGCTCGACCCAGCGACCCTGAGCGCGCTCGTGCAGGCAGAGGTGGACAGCGTGCGCGATCAGGACTTGTGGGACGAGAGCGTCGAAGAGGAAGAGGAAGCCATGCGGCACCTCCAGGCGATCTCAGACCGCTACGACGAAGTGACGGCGTACCTAGACGGCAAGGGGGACTGATGGGCAACAGAGAGGGGCCGTACCGCAGGCTCCAGCGCGTCATGGTGGCGTGGGTCTGGAAGGTGGCACGCCCGCGTCGCCGGATAATGTTCGTCTTCGACGGGAAGCGACTATCGGAGGGCTGGGACCTGCGAGGCATCGCAGAGCGCGCTGCTGCCGCCGACACGCTGGGCTGGGACACGCATCTCAGGTACAAGGATGGGAAGCTGGAGTTCGTCTACGTCGAGCGTCCCGGCGATCCGCCCGACGAGGTGTTCCCGTGAACGACCTGGGACCGCTGTTCGATGGACCGCCGCAGATCCACCGGAACCCAGATACGACCGAAGTCGAAGCAGCCGCCAAGGTCGAGTCCACCGTGGCGACGTGGAGGCGGGAGGTCTACCAAGCGGTGAAGGCCAGCCCCATAGGGCTCGCTGGCTTCGAGGTCTGCGCGCTGTACCCAGACCGCACGGAGTCGAGCGTGCGCACGCGACTCACGGAGTTGAGCGACCTGGGGCTGCTGCGGAAGGAAGGGAAGCGCATGAACACGAGGGGCAACAACGAGATGGTCTGGCACGCGACCGACACACCGTGGTCCGACTACAAGCCGACCAAAGAACGGTGCCCGACGTGTGGGCAGATTGTCCGATGACGAATCACGACACGATCATCCGCACGCTGGAGATCATCGGCACCGGCACCCCGGAGGAGATCGCCGCGCAGTCGGGCATCCCCCGCTCGAAGGTTCAGCGCATCCTGCCGAAGCTGCCCGACGTGGAGCGCACCGGGGAGAAGCGGGCGCAGTCCACCGGACGGCCCGCGCAGGTCTGGCGGATCTTTGACCCGTCGCGCCCCACCGTGCAACAGCCTGTCAGGAAGATCCACAAGGCTGTCCACGCGACGCTCATGCTGGGCGCGGACGGCCAGCCCGTCTCCCCGCAGCACAACCGCGAAGAGTGGAAGAAGGTCCGTGGCCCGCTCATCGGCTCGTCCGATCTGGCGGCACTGCTGGGCAGGGATCAGTACCAGGGGCCGTGGCAGGTCTGGGATCGCATCCTGTTGGGCAAGTGGGACGAGCAGCCTGGGGAGCCCTCCGGTGACATCCGGCGCGGCAATCGGCAGGAGCAGAACGCGCTGAAGCGATTCACGGAGATGTACGGGCTGGAGACTGACCCCGTGGGGATGATCCGCCATCGCGAGGTGGACCTGATCGTCTCCGATCTCGACGCCGTAGTTCTGCGCCCCGCACAGTGGCCGCAGGAGATCATCGACAACACACTGTGGGATCACGTCCGCGAGAACTGTAAGGGACCCGGAGCCGTGGAGGTGAAGGTCCCCCGCACGGCGAAGTTCTTCGAGTACCGGGATGAGGGGATGCTGACGGGCCACGCGATCCAGATGCAGCACCACATGGAGGTCGCTGATCTGGAGTGGGGCATCATGGTCTTCTACAACCCCGAGTACGACACCTGTTACGCCTTCCCCGTGGTCCGCGAGAAGCGGATCGGGAAGTGGATGCGTGAGCAGATCCCGGTGTGGTACACGAAGCACATCGACGGTCGCGTGCGTCCGATGAAGCCGATGCCCGACCCGCCCGTCTGGCCCGCAAGGATCAAGGGGGAGGCGACGGTGCGGAACGACGGCGAGTGGTTCGAGCAGGCAGACCTCGTGGCGAGACGTTGGTACGAACTCGTGGAGGCGCAGCGGGCGTATGAGCAGACTGAAGCGAATCTGGTGGCGCTGCTGGGCGACGGTGATGAGAGCAATCACGTCGTCGGGAATGGCGTTGTGGTGAAGCGGACGCAGAGCGCCAGTCAGCGGAGATTCAACGCGGGCGCGTTCGTTGCTGCCGTCGAGCTTGCCCAGAAGGAAGGTGACGCGGACGCGCTGCTCGCGCTGGACGCGACTGAGGATAGGTTCTACTTCAAAACCGAACCGAAGAAGAAGATCGACGTGAAGGTCGTCGGCCCCAACCCAGCGGAGATGATCCAGTGAGCCAGAGAGAGATGCAGATGATGTTGGCGGTCACGTCGGCCTTCACCACCATACCCCCGGAGGGGTCGCTGGATCAGTGGCTCGCGGACGTGCAAGTCACCATCGACCGTTTCCTGGGCGACAACGAGGCGCTGGCGTTCCTGAACCACCTGCGCTCCGCCCTGCTGCTGATGAAGAACCTACAGCAGTCGGGACGGAACCTCGTGGCGGCATCCGCCATCCTCGCGACGCACACGAAGCGGTACGAGGAGATGCGTGACTCACAGGACCGCAAGCTGCTCATGTGGCAGGAGCTATGGGAGACGATGCGCGACGACTTCGAGGGAGAGAACTGATGACCCTCATCAGCCGTAGGTTGCTGGAGGTGCGACCCCAGGAGATCGGGAAGATCAAGCTGGGCGGGCGCGGTCGTAAGGCGGGCACGTCGGGTGGAAACCAGATGTACGTCCCCGAGAAGTACGACCACTTCGAGGTCGTGACCCGGACGCGCAAGGGAGGCGAGGGAGCCTTCCAGCGGGACGAAGCTGTGCATGAGCAGATCGGCAACAGCCCCCGCGAGTTGGAGGGCTTCCTGATGTTCCCCGAGGTCGATCAGAACCTCCACACCGTGATGGCGCACTACGCAGGGAAGAAGCCGTCGATCACCTGTGACGGCGAAGAGCAGACCGACATGAAGACGGGGAAGAAGGGACCGTGCTCGCGCATCGGCGGCGGCACCTGCCCATGTCGCCCCTACGGTCGGCTCCAGCTTCAACTGCGAGCGAGCCCTTACACCGGGGGCTACTACGTCTTCCGCACGCGCTCCTGGGAGTCGATCAACAACATCCAGACCGCGCTGGAGGAGATCCACGCGAGGTTCGGCACGCTCTTCCAAGCTCCGGTCAAGCTGATGTGCTACGAGTCGGAGGATTCGTACACGCAGGACGGGAAGGATCGGACGGGCCGGTCGTTCAAGGTGGCGCTCGTCCTGAACGTGGACTACGACACCGCCGCCCAGTTGATGGTCGGCGCGAAGCAGCGACTCGAAGCGACTCGCTCGCGCCTCTTGCTCACCGCTGGCGAGGTGAAGGCAGACCTCGACGCGATGGATGAGGAAGAGGCCGAGGAGATCGTGGACGAGTTCGGCCCGCCACGGGGCATGGAGGCGTCCATAGGGACGCAGAAGCGTCTGGACGAGGTGGTAGAGGGGCTGGAGCCCGTCGAGCCCGCACAGGAGCCCCAGGAGCCCCAGGGACCCACCAGCGAGGAAGTCGGAGAGGCCGAAGACCCCCCGGAGCAGCAGGCAGGCCCGGAGCCCCAGGGTGGCCTCTTCGACCCTCCCTCGCAGGACCCACCGGCTCCGGGTCGCTACGGCGAGGCGAAAGACCCCGCCGACATGGACCCCATCGAACTGAAGAACACGCTGCGGCTCTACCGTGACTCCGCACGGGAGATGGAACTGCTCGACTTGGAGGCCGAGGCGTACATCGAATCGGCGCTGAACCAGTCGAGCGGGAGGAAGAACCCGGAGAAGGCACTGAGGCGGCTGTACGAGATCGTCCACGAGGGACTGAGGAACCAGACATGAGAACGAACCCTGACGTGAAGTCGTTCGTCGGTCCAGCGGGCACCGTCGAGTGGATGCCGCAGCCTGAGTACACGGGCGACTGGCGGGCCGCAGGCACGATGGACGCATGGCTCTGCGACTGCCCTGGGCAGTCCCCCGCGTGGAGGTACTACGTCCTGACTGGGGTCGCGCTCCGCGATCTCCCAGGCCAGACCAAGCCGCCGAAGAAGCAGTTCCCCGAGGCGACCCACGAGATCCTGATGGTCGCGCTCGCACCGGACGAGCACCCTGAGTGGGAGCCCGACATGCTGGTGAAGGGGAAGACGTTCACGCACCTGCACCCGATCAACGTCTGCATCCACATCAACGCGACGGACGAGCAGGCGCAGGAGCTTCTGACACTGCTCGCGAAGGGCGTGGCCCACGGGCTGGTTCCCGCAGAGCCGCCCTTCCCGAACCCCCACCACGAGCCGACGTGGACGAAGGTCATCAACGCGACGCTCGAACACATCACACTGGGAGGGCACCCGACCGGGGACCCGAACTGAGTACCACCACCACCGCTGGAGGCTGTCATGTCGAACAACATCCTGCTCGCTACGCTCGCCGCCGTCTCGTTCTGGATGGCCGCGAGGAACACGCTTCGCCTCTTCCAGAGGCACCACTACCGGAAGCAGGTGCGTGCCCGTATGGACGAGATCCTGTGATGCTGGATCTGGTGAAGATCGTCGTCATGCTCTGGCTGGCGTTTATGCTGACGCTCTTCGTGGGGCTGATGTTCGCCCACGCAGTCAGCGAACGCAGGGCGCAGTCCAGGGCTCAGGATGAGTTCCTGCGACTGATGGAAACCAGGGGCTACGCCAGCGAGCAGCAGGCGAAGTTCTGTATGGACTGCGTGGAGCAGGGCGACTACCGAGCCGCCGCCAACATTCTGAGAAGGGGGCTTCTAAGTGAGTGACACCGTGGACGGGACCGGGGCCAACCCGGACGAGACGACAGACGTGGTGGGCACCGGAGAGAACCCGGAAGACCCGCACGCTGGCGAACACATGACCATCATCGAACACCGCGACACGATCCCCGTGCAGGTGACGGTCCCGACGACGGTCGAGATGAAGGAAGGGTCGGTGCAGGTGACGGTGCCGATCACGATGGGCAAGATCGAAGTTCACCAGCACGTCATGTGGGCGACGCGCTTTCTGTTGGCGCTCGCCATCGAAGGGGCGCTGCTGGCGATCTTCGACTTCATTCGCCTGCTCACGCAATGAAGACCGCCATCGGGATGCGCAGGGGAGGCGCAATCTGGTGGGACAACAGTGCCGAGTGGGTGGGGCTGATGAAGCAGGACGGCCCCGTCGTCATCATCGGGCTCGACGAGCGTGGCCGACCCGAGTACCCGGAGCTTGCGCGCATCCTGAAGACGGCCACCCTCGCGACGATGGAGGGCGTGGGCTACAGGGACATGCACAATCAGTTGACGGAGCAGGGTGCCCAGGTCGAGGGCTTCTGGGGCACGTTCGCCGCCGCCCTACTACACGTTGCCACGAAGGAGAAGCTGGGATGACCAAGATGCCGACTCCCAAGCGGAACGTGCAGGACAGGGCGACCACCGCAGATCAGTGTGAAGTGTGCCTGGAGTTGGTGACGTTCGGGACCTGTGACGGACACCTCGTCGCGTACCAGGGCACAAGCCTCGAACTCCACAGGCATCAGCCCGAAGGCAACAGCGCAGCAGCGAACCGCGAGCGCATCGCAAGGGAGCGTGCCAAGTGATAACCGAGTGGGTCACGCTGCTGAATGAGGTCGAGTTGGAGCAGCGCGAGGAAGGCGACGAGGCACGCGCCGAGATAGCACGGCAGATCCGGGGCGCGCTGCACGCTTACGAGCAGCGGTTCCACGGCATCGTCGCCGTGATCGACGGTGTGGAGATCCGCTGCATGGCTGTGGACGGGCCAGTCACCCCGACGCACGACGAGATCACCGACGAAGAGCTTCGGACGATCTACGTGCTGGCTGGTGGTCGTGTCCAGTGAGCCCGAATTGGCGGGTAGAATACGACACCGATGTCATCATCGGGAAGGTGCGCGGGCTCCGCATCTGGGATGTGCTGGACTACGACCCGAAGGTGGGAGAGTACCAAGTCGCGATGTGGGTCCCCGAGCACGTCTACGCCCAGGAAGTGATCCGGTACGTGCTCCGCAAGGCAAAGGAACACGTCGTGGCGCAGGGCGGGAAATGGCCCGGATCGACGCGGGTCTACGAGATCGCGACGACCGAGTACTTCGGGTTGCACGACGGGCTCGTTGTCCGTATGACCAAGGCCCGCCTCGCACTGAAAGGGAGGGTCGGCAAGGCACCCACGGTGAGGGATTACGAGAAGACGATCCATGTTCTGTTGGAGCACGGCATACCACAGGAGGATGCTGATGGCGGATGAACTGCGGTTCCCTGTCGGCTCGTTCGTGCGGCGGCGTGACTGGCGGCACGATCAGGAACCCACCCCAGTCGGGCCGCACGACGTGTACGAGGTGCTGACCAACCCCTTTATGGACACCTACGGGGTCACCGACCGAGGCCCGTTCATCATGGGCCGCAGAACGAGCACGGTGGTCTATCCGAATCGCGTTGACCGCCTGGAGTACTCGCGCATGGTGGCGGTCACGAAGGAAGAGCTTGTGGCCTCCCTGACGAACGCATACCGCTTCATCGGGAAGACCGACCGCGAGTTGGTCGAGGAACTGGTAGGGTGAGTGACGATGGACTGTTCGAGGCTCGCGTGCGGACAGTCCTCATCGACTTCGATCTCTGTCGGGTCAAGGTGGAGCCCGACGCTGTGCGAGGGTTCGTCAACCGCATCTTCAAGATCCCCGCAGACGAGCGCGAGCGCATCGCGAAGGCAGTGCTGGAGCGCGCAAGTCCACCCCCCCCAGAGCCACCGCAGGAACTACCTGTTGCGTGGCAGATCGAACTACGGAGGCTAGGAAAGATGAGCAAGCTGAAGAGTCACGAGAGAACAGGTGACAACGAGAAGGTGAAGTACTCGCGGTGGTGCTACGCGAAGTCACTCATCCGTCAGCTTCAGGAGAGCGGGATGAGCGTGGCTGAGATCGGTCGCGAGGTGAAGGGGCAGGAAGCGTGGGGCTCCGAGGCGCTGAAGTACAACGGCATGGTCGCAGAGCGCGACATCAAGCGGCTGGAACGGCTGGCCGAGGTGCCGACGAAGGGGCGGGCCGGTCGGCTCCCGATGAACGAGCGCCTGACGGACGCAGACGTGGGCAAGCTCGCGAAGACCCTATACACACTCCGCGAGAAGTACGGCTGGACCCACGAACTGATCGGGTCCGCTATCGGGATGGGCGATGGTCAGGTGAGCAAGATCATCACGAAGGGCAAGGGTGGGAGCCGGTCGGTACTCGACCGCGCCCTGCACGTCCTGCGATCCGTTCAGAACGGAGACGGCACAGGAGCCGCTGGGAGCGCGATTCCACCCACGCCAGCCCCGGAGCCGCCGAAGGCCCCCGAGCCCCCGGAGGAGACGGCCCAGGCCCCGGAGGAGCCCGAAACGGAGGTCGTGTCTGCATCGACTGAGGTGGAGACGCCCGTCGAGGGTCCGGTCGCCGTGCTCGAAGAGGCGACGAAGAAGATCCTCGAAGCAGCCGACTTGCTGGCCGGGATGGGGAAGCGCCTGCCGGGAGCGTTCGGTGAGCCGTGGACCGCCAAGGCGAGCGCGCTGATCGAAGTCGCGGAGTCCCTGACCTGACGATGGGCACCGCAGCGAGGGTCGTCCATGTCGAGCCACCCAGAGTCGTAGATCGTGTCGCCTGTCTCCGTGTCGGTCGCGGTGAGGCGGATGCGGCAGACCGGCTCTTCGGGACGATCCGTTGGGCGCGTAGGCGCATCGACGCAGCCCAGCAATACCATCAGGGGCAGCAAGCGCATGACTGAGCCGAGACGCAGTTCCCGTGCCAGTCGATGGCTTCGCAGACTGTGGAGGGCGGAAGGTGGCCCGAAAGGGACGGTGCCCGACATCACCGCTGGGTCTGAGCCACCCGGCCCTTCCCCCTCCACTCGCTCCGAGCAGTCCCCTCTGTACGTGCGTGGCTATGTCGTTCGCTCGTGGGTCGATCACCAACTGATCGACCGAATCATTCACCACCGGAGGAGAGATGGTCAGCGTGACACAGCAGAGGCAGTCCCCACCAGATGAGCCGGAAGACGAGGGCATCGAAGAGGAGACGACGGACGGCCTGAATCTCGAAGCCCCCCCAGGCGACGAGGATCAGGAGTCGGAGTCCCCCCCCTACGTCGCACCCACACCCTCGAAGAAGGATGTGAAGACCGCCGAGAAGGTGTGGGAGTCCATCAAGGGTGCCGACATCATCGGAGCAGACAGCGCAGTCTCCTCGCTGCTCCAGTTGATCGACGTGCATCCGCTCTTCACGCCACCCGAACAGTGGCCCGCCGAAGAGGAAGACGAGTACTGCGAGTCGAGCCAGCTTGCCCTGATGGCATCGGTGCTGATCCGTGGGTGCCCAAAGCTCACGGTCAACCCGAACTCCGTCCGGTTCCTGTGGCGGAACAAAGAGAAGTGGGTGAGCGGAGGTAAGACGGTCAGGGGCAACGTCGCGAAGCACAACACGCGGACGCGCTTCCTGACCGATGGCAGCGTCGCGTCGTTGGAGATCAACTTCCACCACTGGAAGACGCTGAACCCGCTTCAGCGGACGTTCGCGCTCTACCATGAGCTTCGCCAGTTGGATCAGGCGGGTTCGCTGCTGGGTCCCGACTTCACGGGATTCTACGACGAGATGGAGGTCTTCGGACCCCGCGTCTTCCGTGAGATGATGGAGCTTCAGCGGGTCGTCGAGATCGGCGCTCGCGTGGAGCATCTGCATCAACTGCCGCTCTTCCCCGAGGAGTAGTGCGGGCGGCAGGGTTGGACCTGTCTCTCACGTCCATCGGGTGGGCGCGGTCGAAGAAGACCGTGCCCGCCCTGGGACCGGCGTGGGAGTCGGGCGTGATCCATCCGAAGGGGCGCGGAGCCCCGAGGCTCTGGGACGCACTGCATCAGGTGATGAAGGTCGTCACCAACTGCGACGTGGTGGTCATCGAAGGCTACGCCTACATGGCGAAGCAGGGTGGGCACCAGATCGGTGAGCTAGGTGGAGTAATCCGGCTGGGACTTCATCAGAGGGCGATCCCATACGTGGAGATCGCACCCAACAAGCTGAAGAAGTTCGCGACGGGCAAGGGCTCCGGTAAGAAAGAGGCCCCCTTCGGTGAGGCGATCCGTCGCCTCGACTACCAGGGCAGTAGCCACGACGAGTCGGACGCGCTGTGGCTGCTCCAGATGGCGCTGCACCACTACGGGTGGGACGGTCGCGTTGACCTTCCCCAGCTACACATGACGGCGCTCCAGGGGATCTCCTGGCCGGTCGTCGAACACTTGGAGTTCTGAGCATGGACGTAGACGAGGTGAAGGCCGGGATCGACGACATCTTCGGGGACACGACCGTGGACCCAGAGACGACCGCCGAGCGGCTGAAGGAAATCCGCGATCACATCGACACCTGTCTCGACGCGCTACGTGATGACGGGGTGGACTGCTGATGGCGGGCATCGACTCGACACTCATGGAGTGCCACGCCATCGCGAAGCAGAACGGATTCGAGACGCCCACCGGCTTCGATCAGGTGGACCCGATCATTCGCTGCCTGTGCCTCATCCATTCCGAGGTGAGTGAGGCGCTGGAGGCCGTGAGGAAGAACGACCGAGACAACTTCGCGGAGGAGTTGGCAGACACCGTGATCCGCGTCTTCGACCTGTGCGGCGGGCTCGACATCGACCTCGAAGGCGCGATCCTCGCGAAGATGGAAGTCAACCGGGGGCGCGGGTACCGACACGGCGGTAAGCGGGCATGAAGAACTTTCGGCGGTGGCTGAAGAGGGTCTGGTCGTCGCTGCGCTGGGGGATCAGAGAAGCCAAGATCCATTACGAACGTCTGAGTGCCTTCGACGACATTCTCGCGCTGGGAGAGCGCGTCATGGAGGAGCTTGATGGGGAAGAAGACTAACCGGCTGAAGGAACGGCTCAGGGAGGAAGGGGGTGGCGTAGCAGCAGACGCGCTCACGCTGATCCTTCGGCAAGAAGAGCAGTTGGAGTTGATGATGGGGTTCGCTTCGTTCGTGCATGGGTGGGTCGGTTCGATGGAGCAGGCTGAATCGGTCGAGGTGACAGCCGACGTGCTGGCTCCCCTGAAGAAGCGACTGCACTCGACCCGGAACGACATGAAGCGCCTGCGCGACCCCGACGACGGAGGGTGCTGCGGATGACGCCCGGAAGATTCCTCTCCTACTCACTGTCCGTCTACCTGATGGGCGCGTTCGTGGGCTGGTACTTCCACGGATGGAGTGATGAGGTCCGGGCCGTCCCCGAGGTGGAGATAGACCCTATCGTGGTACCCGCCCCCTGGGCAGCTTGCAGGACGGCGGGGAAGGTGTACCGATGGGTCGGTCAGGCGGGCGAGGTGGACGACTCCGTTCACGTCACACTGATCTGCCCAGAGTCGATCCAGACTCCCAACGCTAGGAGATGAACCGATGATGGACCTGAAGTACGCTGCGTGGCTCGCAGGGCACCTTGTCGAGCGGATCGCCCCGATGGTGGAGCGGGTCGAGATCGCGGGCTCTGTGCGGCGTCAAAGGGAGACGGTTGGGGACATCGAACTCGTAGCACGACCCCATCTCAATCGGGACCTGTTCGCGAAGGAAGCGACCCCCCTGCTCGACGACCTTCGGGCGTCGCTCGCAGACATCGGGACGCTCGTGAAGAACGGGGACCGCTACATCCGCCTCCACCTCACGAAAGCGGATCAGTACGTGGACATCTTCCTCGTCTGGCCCCCGGCAGCGTGGGGCTCCATCCTGGCGATCAGGACGGGTCCTGCGGACCTGGGGAAGTACGTCGTGACCCGCTGCCGGGACTTCGACATCATGCACGCGGACGGTCGTGCCCGACACATCCACACGGGTGAACTCGTCCCCACGGAGACGGAGGAGCAGTTCTTCTCCATCGCCGGTCTGGAGTGCGTCCCCCCCGAGAAGCGTGACGAGCAACTGGCATCCCTCCAGCCGGGGGGGATTCCCGGCTGATGCTGAACGCGGATCTCGAAAAACTAGCGACGGACCTCCGCATAATTTCTGACGCCCGATCCGTCGTGATTTTTGTGGCGACGAGGGGGAAGGGAAAGCACGAGATTCCCTTCGATACGTTCAGCGAGATCCTAGACCACGGAGGTCGCGTAAGAGTGCGCCGTGCCTTGGCTTCCGCCGTGAAGCACGGATGGCTGCAACGCACCCCTGGGGGATGGGGGAGGTCGGACTTCTACGAGTTCGTCCCACCAGATAGGGGTTCTCCGGGCGACCTCACAGTGGAGGCACCTAGGGGGTCGCCCAGCGACCCCACAGGAGACGACCCTATGGGGTCGCCTAGCGCACCCACAGGGCCTTCAGAGTACCTTCAGGCACCCGAAGAAAACCCAGTGAGGTCGTTCAACGACCCCACAGGGGCACCTAGGGGGTCGCGTGGCGACCCCTCAGTAGTAGAAGAAGAAGAAGGAGTACGTAGAGGTAGCCCCCCTGTAGTCCCCCCAGCACATGCCTTGGACAAGCGAGTGAGTCAGGCGTTGGATGATCCGATCTGGGCAGGCTGTCGATCAGCGATGCAGGACTACTTCAGGGAGCGCGTCGAGACGAGTCGTCAGCACGGGTACCTTCGCACCGTGCAGACCTGGGTGGAGCACGGCACGGGACCCAGAGGGTTCGGTCCACTCGCTCCGGGCGACAGGAAGAAGCTGATCGCCACATCCCTGAACGAGCTTCTGAGTGAGTCGGAGAGAACCGAACGCATGTACGCATCCTCTCGTGGGCACCTGGGGCAGATTCGGACACTCCAGACGAAGCTGGAGGTGGCCGTCAAGCGGTCGGCCCCACACCAGCAGGCGGAACTTCCCCTGGGTGCCCCAGCCAAGCAGCAGGACGATGACATACCCGAGGGGTTCGCCCGTGACCCCGCTGGCCGACTCTACAAGCGGATGGACGACTGATGGGTGACACACCGGAGGCGATCCAGGCGCGCCTGGACGAGAAGAGGGCGGCACTGCCGCCGAAGCCAGAACCGGAGATGCAGGTCTGCTCCGAGTGCGGGAAAGAGTTCGAGAAGCCGAAGGGCGGCAACATCCGCCTACCAGCAGGCGTCGAAGTACAACCCATGTGCCGCGAGTGCTACGGCGCGTTCAGGCAGGTCACGATCCCCACCCCGGAGTTCCGGTCCACCTCCCCCGAGATCGAAGGGCTTCAGGGCTTGGAGAAGGTGGGCGTGAACGTGAGAAGGCACGGGAAGCTGCTCCTGGCTGATGTAGGTGGGGAAGCTGAGACGGCAGGTAGGTCGTTCATCGGAGACGTGCTGTCCGCTGGCAAGTATGGCGAGGTGCAGGGGCTCTTCGTCTGGGGGGGCACGGGGACGGGGAAGTCCCAGTTCGCGGTCGCGGTCGTCCACGAGCTTCTACGCATGGGTGTGCTGCGTCACCACGAGATCGTCTACGACTCCGCTCGTCGGATGGTCACGCAGCTTCAGGACCGCTACTCGACTGGGGGCGTGGACGAGTTCAGCGAGCGTAGGCAGAAGGCGCGGTTGTGGGTCTACGAAGACGCGGGCACGGAGAAGCTGACCCCGGATGCGTTCCGGGTGGTCGAGACGATCTTCGATGCACGCGAGGGCCACCCGACCATCGTCACCTCGAACCTGAGTAGGCAGGCGCTCGCGGAGAAGTGGGCGCAGATGGATGTGGTGGGAAGGTTCCTCTCACGCCTGCGGGCATACCGGAGCCTCGCGATGGTCGGCTCCGACAGGCGCTAGGTGTGCCGAGCGATGTAGTGGGTCTGAAGGAACTTTCCTCATGGCTGGACGTGACCCAGCGTCGGGTGATCCAGCTAACCGATGAGGGGGTTCTTCCGAAAGAAGGGAGGGGGAAGTACCGCCTTCAGGAGTGCGTCGCACAGTACATCGCGTATCTGCGGCGGATGAGCGAGGGGACCACACGCACGTCGGAGTTGAATCAAGAGAAGCTGTTGACGGCACGCATCGAACGCAGACGGAGGGAACTGGAGTATGCCCAACATGAAGGCAGTCTCATCACCATCGAAGCGCACAAGGCAGCTATGGCCGAGGCGTTCGACCTCGTGCGGTCGAACGTCCGCAACCTCCCTGGCGCTCTCGCTCCACGACTGGTCGGACTCGACGATGCGCGAGACATCCAGCAAGTCCTCGTCCGAGAAATCGACGACGCGCTCCGCTCCATCGTCGGAAAAGCCGAGCGCCGGATCGAAGACTCCGAGGGGTTGCCCAAGGATATACCGGGACGTGGTAAGCTCATCGCCGCAGGGGTCCGTACCTTGGTGGACCTTATCGAAGTCGATCAACTGACAGACCTGCCTGGGATCGGTAGCGCGACCGCGAAGAAGATCCGCCTCTGGATGGGGGACATGTGACAACCGCCGTCCTGAGCCCCACCCAGTCACGTCAGCGCGCCCAGCGAGCAGCGTGGGAGACGGTTGTCGAGCGACTGACTCCCCCGAAGCAGCTACTCGTGTCGGAGTGGGCAGACCAGTATCGCTACCTGCCCGACACGAGCGCCGAGCCGGGACGTTGGCGAAACGAGCGCACGCCCTACCTCGTCGGCATCATGGACGCCTGCATTGAGCCGGGGGTCGAGCGGGTAATCTTCCAGAAGGCAGCGCAGATCGGCGGCTCCGAGGCGCTGAACAACGTGCTGGGCTACTACATCCATCAGGACCCCTCCCCGATCCTGATGGTGCAGATCGGTGAGAAAGAGGCGAAGGCGTACTCGAAGGAACGGATCACGCCCATGATCCTCGCGACGCCAGTGCTCGCCAGCCGCGTCGCCGCGAGTAAGGCACGCGACGCCACCAACACGACACTCCAGAAGGAGTTCCCAGGTGGGCACCTCGCCATCGCTGGGTCGAACGCTCCCGCTGGCCTTCGGTCGCGTGCGCGCCGGATCATCCTGGGCGACGAGATCGACGGCTGGGCACCCAGCGCGGGTGCCGAGGGCGATCCGATGGATCTCGTGGAGGCCAGGACGCGGACGTTCTGGAACCGGCTGTTGTTCTACGCGAGCACCCCAACGCTGGAGAACCTGAGCCGCATCGAAGCCGCGATGAAGGAAGCTGATGTGGTGCGCAAGTACCACGTCCCCTGCCCTCACTGCACCCACGAGCAGACGTTGGAGTTCAGCCAGATCGTGTGGGACAAGGATGACGACTCAGGCGTCCACCTACCCGAGACGGCTGAGTACACCTGCGAGTCCTGCGGTGCGCTGATCCCAGAGCGGAAGAAGATGTGGATGCTGCTCAACGGGCGCTGGCTCGACGGACATCTGGACCCGGAGGATGGGTCGTGGCACCGCTCCGAGGCTCCGGTGAAGCGCCCCAAGTCCATCGGGTTCCACCTGAACGCGCTCTACTCGCCGTGGATGAAGTGGCAGGAGATCGTGTCGGGCTTCCTGAACTCGAAGGGCGACCGCCTCCGGTTGCAGGTCTGGGTGAACACCGTGCTGGGCGAGGTCTTCAAAGAGGCGGGGTTCCGCCTCGACGCGCACCCGCTGCTGGCACGTTGCGAGGTCTACCCCGAAGAGCCCGTGCCGCCCGGAGTACTGCTGGTCACGGCTGGCGTGGACATCCAGGCCGACCGCCTGGAGGTCGAGCTTGTAGGCTGGGGCCTGGGGTACGAGTCGTGGTCGCTGAACTACCTGCGCATCCCAGGCGACCCGACGCTGGAGGGTGGGGTCTGGCAGACACTCGACCACGTACTCTCACGTCAGTTCCAGCACCCGAGCGGCATGAAGCTGAAGGTGTTCGCCGCCGCCATCGACTCCGGGTACCTGACGCAGCAGGTATACAAGTACTGCCACACGCGACGCGCTGCGAACATCTGGCCGATCAAGGGCATCGCGGGCGAGGGCCGTCCGATCTGGGACCGCCCCACGATCAAGAACAAGTTCAAGGTCCCACTCTACCCGATGGGCGTGGACACGGCGAAGACGGTCGTGATGAGCCACCTCCGCATCCAGCAGCCCGAAGGATGGGAGGGTGAGGCGATCCCAGGCTACGCCCACTTCCCCGCTCGCGAGCCCTACGACGAGGAGTACTTCCGTCAGATGACATCGGAGCTTGTCGTCGTGCGGAGGTCCCCGAACGGGTACCTGAAGAGGGTGTGGATTCGTCGCCCCGGTCGCCGCGCTGAGACTCTGGACTGCCGCGTGTACGCCCTGGGTGCGTTCGAGGGTGCGTTCCTGAGCGGCGTGCGGCTCGACACCATCGCTGCGGCGATCAAGGCGGGGGGCGTGAAGCCCGTGAGCAGGCGAGTACGTTCGACGGGGGTCGGTGTTGGTTAGACCCAAGGTGTGGAGACTCACCGCTCGCTGCCCGTCATGCCACGCTCCGGTGCGACTTCGGAACACCGACGCTGCGATGAGGATGCTGGCGCACGCGCTGACCGATCCCGAGATTGGACCCGACGACGTGATCCAGACCTACCAGTGCGCCCGCCTGCTCAGGGACGGATCACTCTGCAACACGTTGGTGGAGATCCGACTGAGGCACTGGAGGGAGCAGTAGTGTTCCAAGTCAAGGTCGATGCCCGGAGGGTTCGGGCCATGTTCAACACCATCTCCCGCCAGTTCCCGTTCGCGACCTACAAGGCGATCAACCGAACGATTCTGGAGATGCAGAGGTACCAGCGGTACCACCAGCGCAGGGTCTTCGAGATCAGGAAGAAGCAGTACTGGGATCAGTCGGTGAAGATCCTCCAGTTCGCGAAGGTGAGTGACCTGACTGGCGTCATGGGCATCGACCCGAAGGGCAAGGTCCCCAAGTTCGACATCTGGCGCAGGCAGGAGTACGGCGGGAGACGCGAGCCCACGTTCGGCAGGAAGCGGCTCGCGATCCCACCGCAGGAAGAGTCGCAGTTCTCTCCTGTCGGCCTTCAGCGCCTAGCCTCCGGGCTCATCCCGGCACGCATGAGGCCGAGCAAGCTGAAGCGCACGTTTCTCGTCCCGTTTAAGGATGGGAAGTTCGGCGTGTTCCAACGCCTGGGCCGCAGGCAGAAGGGCTTCACGAAGACGGCTCCGGGGCAGCGGTTCGGACTGAAGGATGACCCGAACGTGCAGCTTATGTGGATTCTCCACGAGAGCGCGGAGATCGAACCCGTCTACGAGTTCTTCGGCAACGCGAAGAAGACCTACGACTCGAAGTGGAACCGCTACTTCAATGAGGAGTTGGTCAGGGCGTTCCGCACGGCTCGCATCGGGAGCCGTTGACAGGTACCCGCTGCCCGAGCAGTACTAGGTACCCGACCCCCACACAGTACCAAGCGAGGTGACTCAATGGGCCAGAATTTCATCGTGCTCCTGATCTTCGTCGGCATCATCGCGCTCGTCGCCCTGACGATCTGGGCGAGGGGCAAGCCGAAGACCATCGTCAGCGAGCACGGCACGCCTGACATGATGATCGAGCGTGCGAAGCGTGAGGCTGCGATCAAGCAGGCCGAGGAAGATGCGGAGTACCAGCGTCGCCTCGACGCAGCGAAGGGACAGGGGAAGCCCTGACGTGTGGATCTCCAGGCAGTGCAAGGTCGCGTTCATCGCGAACCCCCGGACGGCATCTAGGGAGATCGGGCAAGAGGTTCTGAAGCGCAGGGGGTTCTCCCAACTGTACGGGCATCACGGCGTGCCCTGGGGACCGGAGAACCCGCGCCCGTCGCACTATGAAATGGCGGGTGATTCGTGGGACTGGTACCTAGAAGACGAGCAGGACTGGACGTGGTACGCCAGCCACAGGAACCACTTCGAGGTCTTCCACTCCATCGCCTACGCGGGCATCGGCGGGAATCCGCCGACGCCTGAGCGGTTCGAGTACTACCTGTGGCGTCACCCGATGCTGTACCGGCGAGGAGCGCATATCCTGTTCCCGAGCTTCTGGGAGGTGCGGGACTGCCAGGAGATCCGGTTCGACCACACGCGGGAAGACGTTGCTGCGTTGCTGGAGCGGCACGGGCTCCCTCCCCTACGGCCCGACGAACTGATCCGGTCGGAGTCTCAGCACCACACGATGCCGAAGCCCAGGGGCGAGCACTACAGCGCGAAGCTCGACCCGCTGTGCAGGGAGTGGATCGAAGAGCGGTACCACCGGGAGATGGCCCGCTTCGGGTATGCCTGGAGCGATCACCCCGTGCCCGCACCCGCCAGGGGGTAGCAGAAAGCCCCCGTGGCCCTGAGCGGACCACGGGGGCTCTACCCTACCTCCGGGGCTTACTGGATGGTCAAGATCATGTAGGCCCCCACCAGCGTCATCGTACCGACGAACGTGCCGAAGGCCAGGAGCGCCATCGCGCCATCCCAGGTGGGGTGCTCGAAGAACCTGTCGAGGTGTGAAGCCGTCCAGGCAATCCCGATGAGCAGCACAGCGACGGCACCGACGAGCCGGAACGTGACCATCAGGAACGTGAGAATCATCGTGCGCCTCTCTTCTTCGGGGGCCAGGGGTGAGGGGATGGTTCGATCAGCCAGTCGAGCACGCAGTTGGGGATGTCAACGTCCCCAGAGATCCATCTGCGAACCGTGCGCTCGTCACGGTGCAGTACCTCGACCGCGAAACGGCGAGCGGACAGACCCGACTCACCGATGCGCAGCTTCAGCACTGCGATCTCATCATCCAGTGTGATCGGTTCGGGTACGGTCGTCGGGCGCGTCATCGGTCAGGGTCCTTTTGCGGTTGTCGATGATCTGTGTCAGGGGTCCCACCCACTCTGTCTTCCGGTCTTCGCGTCTCCCGTCCGGGTGGAGGATCGTGGAGATGCTGTACCCTTCGCCCCACAGTAGCACGACAGGCTTGCTCCTGCGCTGCTGGCTGCGGACCCACGCCCTAACGCCTGACGAGAGGTTCACAGGTGTCATCGGCGGCACGAGGTACAGCGCATCGTACCGCCCGTTGTCGGTGCGCGTCGGGCACGCGCCCATCCTGTCCGGTCGCTGATCCCAGGTGCCCTGCCCGAAGATCCACAGGCACCCGTAGTCGGCACACTCTTTGGGGCGGTCTGCGTAGATCGCGCAGCCGTCCCCCTGTGCGTGCTGGCATCGCTCACCCGCCAGCTTCTCCAGGGCGACGATGGGCAGGTTCACGCAGCATAGGTCGCAGCCGCCGCACTTCCTGCCCAGCGGGGTCGGCTTCCAATTCTGGATGTTGCGGACACGGGCGCTCATATGCGCTCGTCTCCCCCGTGGCGGATGTAGGGGAACGGATCGGGCCAGCCGCCCCCCGTGATCGCCGCGCCGAGGTCGGTGAGGTTCTTCGCGACCGTCTCGCGCATCTTGCGCTCGAAGTCCGGGCGCTCGTCCCTGGCCTTCGCGACGAGGATCAGATCCGCGCAGACGTTCGCGAGCAGCCTATCGGCCTCTGCACGCATCGACGCAGGGGAGCCGTACAGCCGCTCGCGCATCAACTCGAACATCCCGAGGGGTCCGTCCAACTGCGCGAGGGTCAGAATCTCCATCGCTTCCTCGCGGGTCATGTGCCCACCGCAGCCTTCCTCGCCCGTGATCGGGTTCTTGTCGCAGCCGAAGTCGCCATCGACCATCCAGTCGGGGCCAAGGCCGGTCCAGCCAGATTCCTTCGCGCCGTCCGTGATGTCCTGGCGGCAGAAGAAGCAGGTATCGGTTCTCATGTGTTCCTCCGGGCATCGCCCAGGTGTGGAGGGTACCCGCCGAAGCGAAGTACCCGTGGAGATGATGGTACTACGGATCAGCCGTCGTCGCTGACCCGCTTCAGGTTGCCCGCGAGGTGCTTGCGGATCACCCCGTCGTCCCACTCGACCGTGACCCACGCTGACCCGTTGGCGCGGTGCTTCACCGTGCCCCGTGCGTTGTGGCCCCAGTGGCACGGCGCGTCGGGTCCCCGGTCGGTCTTTGTGAACTGCCCCGTGTCTTCGAGGAAGCGGTCGGCGTGGCCGACGCGATCCCCCCGCAAGATGGTTTTGTCGATGCGCACCTTACCCATCGTGTTCGCTCCTAGCAGCCCTGGCGGCTGCGATGATTGTGGGTGGGTAGTACAGCTTGTCGTCTGCCCTGCCGCGCAGCGCGTGCGTCACCCTGTGGCGTCGGATCACGTCTGCCTGATCCAGCCCGAAGTACTCGCACCCCGCAGCGAGAATCAAGCTACGCAGGTTCGACTCCGAGCGGGTCTTCCGCACAACCTCCAGCGTCCGCGACGCGCACCTGCCGATCATGTCCATCACAAACCCGTCAGCGTCCATGCTGCGATGCGAGTCTGTCACCTCGACCGTGAGCTTCGACAGGGCGGGACGTACCCGCTCGCCTTCCTTCCGCCACGTCGTGAGCGCCTTCACGCGACGGATCAGCACGCGCAGATCAGACCCATCGGTGAGACGGTACAGCTTGTCGCGTTCGCGCTGCCGCCTGTTGCGCTCGCGTCGGTTGCGCGTCTCCTGCTTGCGCTCGCGTACCCGCTCCATGCTGGGGCACGTCCGGGCCACCAGCTTCGGTGACTTCGCGGAGCACTCCAGACAGAAGCGCCGTGTGTCGTCTGCCGCCATGCGGGAGGGGGCGAGGATGCCCCCCCCGCACTGCGGGCAGTACCACCGTCTGCGTGCCATCAGCAGTCGATCTCCACTACCTCCCCGAACGGGGGGTGGTAGTACTCAGGAAGCTCTCTCAGGGGCTTCACCGTGGCCCAGAACACCGGGTAGTCGGGTGCGTGCTCTGGGAAGTCCCCCATCAAGTCGGTGAGGTAGATCAGAGCCGCAGGCGGCTCGTCCAGGCTGTCCGCGTACTCGAACACGGGGCGGAAGTCCGTTCCCCCCCCGCCATGCGGCACGATCTCCACAGGGTCGCCCTGCTCGAACGTGTCCACATGCGCTACCCGCGTGTCGCAGTACACGACGTGAGTGCGGATCGGCTGCGCTTCGTCGATCACGTCCCGCGTCTCACCACCGAACACCGACACCGTGATGTCGTCGATGCTCATGCTCGTATCGAAGCCGACCACCACAGGACCCATCCCCTCCGCGTGCAGCGAGGGGACGTACAGCCCGTGAGGAACGTAGGCGCGGTTCGGGCGGGTGAACGTGTAGTCCAGCTTCGACGCTTCCTGCATGAACCGCCGCAGCAGTGACCGCCAGTCCATGCGCTGCCGCGTGATCTCCTCGACGAACCGCTTCAGGTTGCCAGGGAGATTGCCCTGCGCTGCGGCAGCGTTCGCGGCCTCTTGGACGAACCGCTTCCAGTCGGCCTCACCCGCATCCTGCTCCGCTGCGTCGGCAGGTGCGTCCCTCACACCGTCCCAGGTGTTCGAGGTGAGGTCGGGGGTACCCGACCCCGGAGCGGTACCTGACCCCTGCCCGTCGTCACCCTGCCCGTCGCCCGTGCCGTCCCCGTCCCCGTCGTCGTCCCCAGAATCGCCCTGGGAGCCGTCGTCGCCGTCTCCGGGGCTCTGCTGCCCGTCCCCGTCGTCGTCGTCGCCCTGGGAGCCCCCAGCGGCTTCCTGGCCCCCTTCGTCGCCATCGTCCCCGCTGTCCCCTTCGTCCCCCGCCTGGGGGTCTTCGGGCTCGTCGTCCAGGCGAGCGTAGATCCACTCAGCCGACTTGCCCTTGTACGCATCGTCCAGGCACACGTTGTCAGGAAGCGTGAAGCCCGACTCGACGATGATGGGGTTGATCGCGTAGTCGCAGGCACGGTTGTACCGCTTGGGGCTGCGCCCGTCCCTGCGCCAGTTGTGACCCATCGCGGGGTGCAGCACTTCGTGCATGACCACACCCTTCACCCTGTCGAGCGTGAGGCTGTCGATGTAGGTGGGGTTGTAGCCCAGGCTCACCCCATCGACCCACGCACGCTCGCACGTCGGGTCGGGGACGATCTTCAGCTTCAGGGCCAGGACCCCGAAGAAAGCCGTGCGGCTGTCGAGCACCAGCGAGGTGCGCGCAGCCTGCATCTTCTCCGCTGCGGTTCTCATCGCGCACCCCCGTAGACCGCCGACATGGCGTCCAGAATCGCCGCTGCCTTCGCTGCGGTGTCCTGCCGTACCTCCGGGTCGTCCCGAAGCGTCTGCGGCTCGTGTACGGCAAGCTGCGTCATCACGCGCACCCTCATCTGCTCCAACTGCGGATCGTCGGTCACGTTGAGACGTGCGAGCACGTCCACCAGATCGCGCACGTTGGTCACGAGCGTGTCGCGGAAGATCCCCGTGCGCTCGTCGGTCAGCCGCTCGTGCATGTTCGACACGACCGTGTGCAGACGCTCCCAGCAGTCCGCAGCCGCAGCCTGCGTGGCCCGCGTGATCCGGTCCTGCACCTGCGACTCCAGATCGTTCAGCGTGGCGCTGGGGAGGTCCAGGCGGAAGTCGCCGTGCGCCGGGAGGGGCGCGTACTCCAACCTGAACGCGAACTTCCTGCGGATCTCCGCGATGGACGGGTAGTCCTGCTCGCGCCACAGATCCGACAGCCGCTCGCGTGCCTTCTCCCGCAGGTACGGGTACGCAACCTCGAACGTGTCTGCCATCCGCTCGAAGTCAGCCGCTACCCTGCGGGTGTGATCGCTGTACTGCATGAAGTTGGCGGAAGGCAGCAGCCGCCATCCCGACGTGCCGTCAGTCCAAGGAAGCGTGTTCGCGTAGTGCCACTTCCGCGTGTCCTGAACGAGCGCGATGAGGTCGTAGTAGGCGTCAGCGCCCGCCACTTCCTTCGCGGGCATCAGCACCTTGTTGAACCGGCCCGCATCTGCCTTCGCACCGTGTGCGCGGGTCGTCTCCTCGCTGACCACCCTGTCGAACTTGCGAGCCGCCCACGACGAGATGGACAGGCTCACGAGAACCGCCCTGGAGTGAATCGTGGTGTCAGTCATCAGAGTGCCCCCCCGATCAGCCCACCGAGGTCCCCGGAGATCATCCGGGTGAAGTCGGTGGTGTTCTCAACGTCGGGGTCCCTGCGCGTGCAGTCCCTCATCAGGAGCGCAGCGAACTCGCCGTGCATCGCATCCATCAGCCGCTCGCCGTACCGGATGATGCGCCCGAAGTTGGAGACGTTGACCTTGCTCGCGAGCGCGGTCGTCACTGCGTACAGCGCGCCGGGGCTGTCGGGGATCTTCGCGTTGTCCGGGTCCAACAGGATGCCGTCGATGTTCGGAAGCTGCTTGAACATCGACTCGAACGCTTCGTACTCCGTCGTCGCGGGCACACCCGTCGAGCCGCCCAGCGCCTTCGAGCGGAGCCCCTTCGGCAGACCCCAGGACAGGATCTCGTTGAAGTTCTCCCAGGTGCGAGGGAGCGGGCTGTTGGTGAGGTCGGCGGTCGGCTCGAACGCGCACAGCAAGTCGGGCCGGAACCGCAGGAACGCGATGAGGATGGGGTCGATGCCGTTCGCGAACGCCCAGATGCACCAGTCGTTCAGATCCGGCACGAGATTCACGATGGTGACGGCCCGCGACTTCACTGTCTCCAGAATCCCGCCGACGTTGGCGCGGTCAATGCGCCGGTTCGTCGCGAGGATCATCACCACGTTGTCGGGCAGCTTGTGCTCGCCAAGCTGACCGCCCAGGAGGAACTGCATGTACCCTGCCTGGGTCGCGTTCGTCGCCTGCCCGAAGTCGTCGAGGAACCACACCGTGATGGGTCCCCCGTCAGCCTGGAGCACCTTGAAGGTGTTACCGAACGGGAGGAACGTCGCGTGCGTCCCGTCAGGCGACGGGAACGGGAAGCCTGCGGGTACGGTCGGGTCTTCGACCGCAGGGTGAGAGAGAACGAGATTGAAGCCCAGCCTTGCCGTCACCTGCCGGATGATCTGGGTCTTACCGACCCCCGGTGCGCCCGTGACGATCACGGGCTTCCGGGCTGGCATCGCTGCGGTAAGCAGGATGTCCAACTCTGAGGGTGTGAGGTCGGGTACTACGGAACTCATGGCCGACATGGCGCATCCTCCGGGCAAAGCCCAGGTGGAGTGAGGCGGCGGGCACGGTTGCCCTGCCGCTCTGAATGATGGGGGCATATGCCCCACGGGTCAACACAGCAGAACCGCTCCCAGGGTGTGTACCCGAGGCGATTCTAGTACTGTCCGCGCAGGGCTGGAGCCCGCTACCCGCGACGGATCTAGTACTGTGTCTGCGGGCTTCGAGCCTGCTACCCGCGACGGATCTAGTACTGTCTCGCGAGGGGCGATCCGACCCCCCGCTACCCGCGCCCATCCTAGTACTGTGGTGCGAGGTACCCGCGACGAAAGTAGTACTACCCGCGACGAATCTAGTACTGTATCTGCAAGTGCCCCAACGTCTTCCGCTAGGTGCCCCCGCGCCTGGGCACCCCCCAGGGCACCCCCCAGGGTGCGCCCCTGGGAGCGCCCCAGGGTGCCCCAGCTTGCGCCAGCTACAGCGCCCCAGGGTGCCCCAGGACAGCCCCCAGGCGCACCCCCCCAGGACACCCCTGGGCGCACCCCTGCGAGCCCCCAGGGCGCGCCCTGGGAGCCCCCTGGGGGCTGTCTGTGCCTGTCTGCGGGTGCGTCGCATTGTTACAATCCGGGCGAAATTGTTACAGTCTATTCGGGCGCGTTTCGGGTCTGTCAGGGGGTCCGCT